ATAGATCCTGATTGCATATGCGGTCTTGGTGCTGTTATTAATATCGGGGTATCAGACGGCAACGCCCCTATAATCACAGATGTGAGCAAGGTCACACCCTCAAATGTTGTAAAAATCAACACCAACCCCTATAATTAGTATATAACCTAAAAAGGAGACCCAAATGGCAACATATGATGTAAAAGTAGTTGTAGAATATTTCTACGAAGTTGAAGCAGAAAATGATTCAGAGGCAATTGACCTTGGCTGGAAGTATGAAGATTATCAGCACTTTGGCGAAGTCTATTCAATTGATGTAACAGAACAAGAAGAGTCTGAGTCAGACGAAGAAGTAATCTAATGAATACTTTTATTGAATATATGAAGATTCATTTGAAATCAGGAACTGATATCCTACATGGTGAACTAAAAAACCTAATACTAGTTGCAGAGCAAGAATATGAAGAACTAGTTGCTGAGGAAAAAGACGGTGACTATGGAGACGCAATGCTTTCTATGCAACGCACAGAGGCAAGCGGAAGGCTTGACGCTTTTGTAGAAGTATATAATCTAACATACCAACTAGCATTTGCAATTGCAGAAAGGAAAAAAAATGCCTAAGTGCCTAAATTGCGGGAACACTAGTAAGTTTACTTATATGGAGAACAGTTACAACGAAGCAGAGTACGATGAGGCTGGAGAACTTATAGATGTGTTCTATAAGGAATATCATGAACTTGAGGAAGTCACTTGCAAGGAGTGCTATTCTAGCGATGTTCAAGGGAAGTTCTAATGTCTACTAATCTTGTTGACTTCATTGAAATGGATTTTGATGAGTGGTGTGATACATATAAACCAATCACTAATAACATAGACACTAATGCTTCCTTCAATGGAACTATGTTTGAGACATATGGAGAAGAAGTTGCTTTTGTAAAGAAGGCTGACCCTGCCTACATATGGATGTATGGTGATGGAGACGACGGTGGGTCTTATATCTGGAATGGATGGGGCTTTGTAAATCGTATTGGTTATTTTATTACTGAAGTTCCTTGTCCCCCCAATTTAGACATACAAGTAAAAGTCAGTTCATACTGGTTTTATTGCGAAGGCTGTGAAGCAGAGTTTGAAGACGATGGTCAGGTAATCAATGAGAAATACTATGATTTGGGTTTTTGCCCAAAATGTGCTACAGTAGAACAAACCAAACAATTAGAGGAGAACGAATGACCACCACGCTATTATCAGGACTAACATATGCAGGCTCTTTTGCAGTTGACTCAGGGCAAGCCATGGTAGGTGACCCCTGTTATCTAGATAAGTTTGAGAACTGGGAAAATGGAACAGAGTTTGCCCATGAGGAAAATGCTGGCAAGTATAGTTATCTTGGCGCTTGCGGTGTAACTCTCAAAGACGGCTATGGCGTTCTTGGTTCTGCAGACGCCGTTGTATTCTCCACGGGATATGGAGACGGGCTCTATCCTGTCTATGTAAAACTAAATTCTGACGGACGAGTTGGAATGGTTGTAATTGACTTTGACGGAGAACTTGATGAAGAGTGATGATAAAGATAAACTAAATAAATGCTTAGAGATTCTTGATACCACCGATCTTGGCCTATCTATGGTCTGGTTGTGGACTTGGAGTACAATTAGCAACATCCTAGAGGATGAAACACATGAAGCCACAGTTACCATGGACGACATGTGGGAACACCTAGGAGAGGCTGTAAAGGCTGGGCAAGGCTTCTCACTAGAGTATGGGGCCGAACAACATCAGGAAGAAGTCTTTGAATGGATGATAAATCGTGGCTACATTGTAGACCTAGGGGATGAAGATGAATAATTGGACACAACCTTCGTTATTTGATACAATTGAAGAAACCACCTACGACCTAAAGGAGCAGCAATAATGGGAGCACGAGTAAATTTTGTATTCAAGGATGACACGGACCATGCAGTTGTACTATATTCACACTGGGGTGCCGATACTTGGAAGTATGACATTGCTAATGCAATCAATCATGCCGCTCCACGTATCAAGTTGGAAGACACATCATATGCCACCCGCATGATGATTAGTTATCTTATGTCTGAGAGCATTCTCAATGAGCACGGCTATGGCCTTTTTGCTATCAATCCGTCTGACATTGAACCATATGATGAGACTGTCATTATTGACATGACTAATAAGACTGTTGATAATGTAGAATTTTCAGAGTTTGTAAACCAATCGTTTTTGGCTGAGCAAGTGAGAGGGTAGGGTCACCCTGTTCACATAGTGAGATGGGGTCAGGTCTTGTGGTGGGAACTTGACCCCACTCACACTTTTTGGTAGAATGGAGTATGATGTCTAGAGGCTTTCACCTAAGAGCAAGCAAGGAAGAAAAGGTTGCCATAAGCATTGGCAAATTGATTTCTGACTTTAGCCTTGATTTAGAGGCAGTTGGAAAATACTTAGCAACAAGTACTTCATATGTAGTTTATGCACGGGTACTTGAAATATTAGAAGCAACAGAGTACAATAAACAAGTAGCAGAATACAGAGAGATAGGAAAATATTATGCCAACGACATTTTCAAATAAAGTAGCAATCCTTGCTGACCTATTTGTAAACTATGCTAACGACCCAGAGTTTGAAGATTTTATTGAATACAATGATTTAGGTTTGCCACTTGCACATTTAGCAAGTCAAGGTTTATCTGAAATAACAGATGAAGGCGAAGGATACATTGAAGAAACTTGGTTGTTATTTCTTGAAGCATTTGGTGTTCAAGATTTAGGGTTTCAAACACTTGATGAATTTTTGAGCCGTATCATTCCTACAGAATAATGTGATCTGCCCTTGCCGCATCATAGCGGTGGGGGCGGCCCGGCAATTCAGACAATTCAGACATTTAGGGCAAACCTTCCAAACCTTATTTTGGCCAAACCTTATTACGAGGACATGTCAAAAATCCCTGAACTATTTTTCATAAAAGACATTACGATGGTTTGTCAAAAATCCCTGGAGTATATCACCAAACCTTATATCTGTCAAACCATCAAACCAGAAGATAAGGTTTGTATATTACCTATAGCTGTAATTGTATTGTGATCTCTATTTTATATCCCCCGCTCCGGCCTGTCTGCCAGGATAGTTAAACATTGTGCGGCGGGGGATTACGAAGATCATACCAATTCCCCCAGTATAACTACATACAAAACCTTCAAACCTTTTTGCTGGTTTTTAGAATATTATCCAAACCTTTCTATATTTTTTCCTGGTTTTCTATATATTTATTGGACATTTTGCAGCATTTTGTATAGGGTTTTTTATCTATAAAGGTTTGACAAATAGAGGTTTGTAGGGTATAATCCGCATGCAGGATATGAGGTTTGACAATTGGAAGGTTTTGTGATAGGAGGTTTGGGCCGTTAGACATTACGAACCCATCTGTCTAACATGTTCAATACTCCACTTCCCTCCACTTTCCTCCACTTTGGGATAGATCTAAAAAATATCAGTAACATATATCTGTGGATAAACCTGTGGATAACTATGCCAAACCACCATATCAAACCAGAAATATCAAACCTTTGCCTGTGGATAACTAAAATTTGACATGTGGATAACTCTTGTGATATTCTAGATATATGGTAAATCTCAGAGGTATCCCAACACCTGTTTGTCCTTGTTGTGGATCAAGTTTATTACGAGTAACAGTTCAATTTGATCAAGAAACCTATGAGATCGCAGGGTATCTATTAGATGATGCTCAGTGTATGGAATGTAAATGTCTTATCACAGCACCTACTCCATTAGACCATCCAGACTATGTATAGCCTATAAAACCAGGGGATAAATAACTCTGGCATATGGGGATATAATGGCTATATGGACCTGATCATATTCTGCGCTATCCCCTATATCCTTAGTCTATCTCTGGTATTGTATATATGGCGTAATGTTTAGTTATACTGGTATTACGAGCATCCTTTGAATTCCCCCGCAAAATTTGATATAATTAATCTATGACCCACTATATCCCATTTGGCAAAAACTGTGCAGTTGCTTTGATTTTAAGACAAGCAGGACTAAGACAAGAAAGCCTTCCATTTGATTGGGTTCTGGGTGAGCCACAGCATATAAAAAGATCACTTGATGTAAGGTTTGAAGACTGGTTTAGCGATGAAGCAACTATAGAAATAGATTATGATAAAGGCATAGAACTTATAAATGAAAATGAAGTTAAAGGTATTGGCACTGTTCACCCTAATTATTATATTCATAAAACACTTATGCCTAATGGAACATTTTTTACACATATGAATATGACAGACCCAGATGTTAGAAAAACCATGAAAAAACGAATTGATCGCTTTTATAGTATTATTGACTCAGATGAGCCTATTGTATTTGTATCTTCCATTCCATATAAAATCTTAAATGAATACGGACTAATAGATTATTTTGATAGAGATGTAAAATTTTTATTATTTAGATGGAAACAAAGCGGTGCCAAACCAGCTGTGCTTAATAAATTTATTAATTATAATGTGTTAACTTATACGGGTCCTACTGCATTTAATCAAACCGCTATAGACAATGCTGTTTCTGTATTGACTTCCCCAGAATTCTCCGATATACTTAAAATGTGAACAATCATAATTGTGATTTTAGATTAGACCTAGATGGGCAGATAACCTGTGCCATTTGTGGCGCAATGGATGACGATATGAAACCAGATATATTTGAGAGCCAGGTAGACTTTGAATAAGAACGAATGTAAATTATGTGGTATATCACATAAAGATCCCCTATTTTGGGAGACTCATCAAACCATGTCAGATGGAAATATTTGGTGTGCTCGTTGAAAGAATGTAGCCATACTTGGTATATGAGGCAAGATGGTATAACTTGTACTAAGTGTTTGACATTGTGGGATAAGAGCTTAGACCAGGATATTAACCGATAGTGCACCTTTGGTGCATATTGAGGTTTGTAACCTCTTATCGGCGCGGAACTTTAAAACCTATTTTGCGGAGAACTTAAAAGATTATTAAGAAATATTACCAGGGCCAACAATTGATCCAGGTCCACCAATTGATTTAGGCATGTTATAGATTTCCCAACGGGCGTCCCCAGGAGGATATCCAGTATTTCCTGGGTCTGAAACTCTAATATAGTATACCCCAACAGACCCGTACGGATTTCCATCAGTAAGGACTATATCCCCTATTCCGTAGGCTCCTCCATTGCTATAGAAGCCTTGATAATTTGGTGGTGTTGGCATAAACTAAGTATATCACAATTTAAATAAAATCAATATTTAATACTATTCTTTCTTCTGCATTAATAGGTGAAGAAGATGCGTGATAGGTTAGCCCATCAAAGACAATAGCAGCACCAGATTTTGGGGTTATCCTGTTATTAACTGTCAATATTGGGGTTTCTTCAGGAACATATTTTTCATCAAAAAATACTGTATCACCGTCTGAGTCGTTTACATAATACAAGAAAACCATGTGTGGTCTTGTCATATCTACATGGGGTGGGTGTATATGATCTTGTTTATCTGTTTTGTTTAAGATATTTGCTTTGATTCGTAAGGTTTCTTTTATCTCTATCCCGTGTTTTTTAGCAAAAATGTTTAGGATATTCCTGCCAATATCATGGATATCTGACATCTTTGTGTTATTAAAAGATGCTGCATGAGAATGTTGTTTATCCTCTGATATTGTTATGTTGTTATTTTTTAACTTTGGATATTGACGTATACCGCTTGTATTTTCAAGGGTATGCCAAATAATATCTTTATTGTCTTTTGTGACTGCTTGACTTACTTCAAGAATTTGTTCTAAACTTAAAAAGTTATCATCATAGATAAACATTTTTATATTTTAGGAATTCCAGTTCCATGTATGATCATACTTTTCGTAGGCATGAGTTCCATTAAGGCCATGTGTACTAATAAAAGCAGCAAATCCAGATACGTCAACAATTGTCTGGCTTACTCTCATAACTGTAAATGTCTGACCATTCATTGCTGTATTATCACCGACAAGTCCGCTAACTGTTATTAGAAGTGGAGTGCTTTCTGGCATATAATCTGTTAAGTATGGAGGAAAAGAGTTATTAAAATACATTGTATTGTTGGTAAATTGTGCGTCATAGCCAACATCATTGAGGTTAACTGTTGATATACTTAGAGTTCTGGCAAATGTTGCTCCTGCGTTACCCATAATGTTACCTGGTCCTAAGATTGATCCTGGACCTAAAATTGATTTACTCATGGAACTCTCCTTTAATTAATAAACTTATTATATCATTCTTTTATTTGACAATACCCTGCCAAAAAGGTATACTTAATGTATGAGCCTAGATGATATGATGTTAAAAAAAGAAATAGCAGAACTATTAGATAAAGAATCCTATCGTATATGGGACACTGCTAAAGTAATTAAAAATCAAGACTACCATGATGGGGTAGTCAAAGGTCTTAAAATGGCTGCCCAGTTTGTATCAAAACTATGATTAATATGGATATTCCAGATCCATTCCAAACCTTTGTAACTAAGAAATATGCAAACTATAAAGGTATGCTTTATGATTTTTTTGCAAGGGAATGGACTGGTAAATGTTATTGTTGTAATTTAGACCTTTATGCCCCGACTAAAAAAGAGTATACTAATAACAGGCTATACCATACAAGAAATGAGTGCACTGGTGGATACTGAACAAACCTTTGATGATGAGTTTAATTTAGATGAGATTACTAAAGCTATTGTAGATAATGCTAAAGCTCAGGTTAAGGCTAACTATAGCAATAAGAAACGGCATAAACAATGACAGGTATCACATGTGTAAACTGTTATGTTGCTGACGCTACTCAGGCATTACGAAGTGGTGTATATTGTGCAGAGTGCTATACTGATATGATAAAGGGGGTTACAAATGATTAATGTTTTATTTCTTCTTCCCACATTTTTTGCAGGGTATATAGTATGCTATATTTCTATGACATATAAGGTTGACCAAGATTAAAGAGCCACGCATTATGCAAATGGACTGGAAAGCCCTAGGCTATGAAAGGCAGTATAAAAATGGAAGACTTAGATGGGTACCTAAAGAGGTTTACCAAGCAACACAAGACCAAGATACTACCACTGAGGTGGATAGCAAACCTTTGTGAAAAGCCTGCTCACTATCATTTAGATTGGGCTTTACACTATAGTGATCATGATGATTATGGGTTTGTTTATAAATACCACGCAATTTTGTCTAATTGGTTTTATAAGCCTTACCTTAAGTGGGGAACTGTTTATAGGTTAGATGTTGATAAGCCAAGTGTAATGGGTAAATCTTGGGATAAAGAATGATATAATATAGTTATTCTAACAAAGGACTAACTGATGGGTCGCAAAGATTTTCCAGAGGCATCTATCTCATCAACTAATTCTTCAATTAATACAAGTCAAACTTTAACTGCAGGAGTTAGATACTTTGTAGATACTTCTGCTGCAAGAACTTTAACTCTTCCTTCTACTCCAAATGTGGGGGATCAAATTGAAGTATTTGATGCAACAGGAACAACAGCAACGTATAATATAACAATAGTTCCAGATGGTCTTAAAATAAACGGAGCAGTTCAAAATTACATAATTGATGTTAATGGTGCAGCAACAACACTGACATACACAGGCTCAACATATGGATGGAAGGCAAGATAATGACACTTAATTACTCAAACATATTGGGCGGAATACAACAAGGAAATACTGCATCTAGACCAACCGATCCTGATAATGGACTACTATACTATAATACAGAATTAACTTATTTTGAAAGTTTTGTAGGTGGGGCATGGTTTCCAATTGCAGCTCCTCCAGCCGTACCAACTTCTGTTATCCCTACAAATGCGGGAACTGGAAGAGCCTATAATAATGGGTCGGCATCAATAGCATTTACACCATCAACTATTGGTGGATATCCAACATCCTATATAGTTACTCCTACACCTGCAACTTCACCAACAACTTTTACTGCAGCTTCCAGCCCAATTGTTGTAACTGGACTTGCTTCAAGTACACAGTACACATATGTGGCACAAAGCAGCAGCGCATACGGAACATCTGGAAATTCAACAGTATCTTCAGCAGTTACTGCAACAACTGTGCCACAGGCACCTACAATTGGAGCAGCATCTGCTGCAGCTGGATATACAGCTCAAGTAACATATACAGCAGGAGCAACTGGAGGCGCAGTCGCTACATATACTGCAACATCTACTCCAGGATCACTTACAGGTACTGGCACAAGCCCAATTACTGTCGCTGGACTAACAAACGGCACTGCATATACATTTACAGTTACAGCAACTAATGCAAATGGAACATCTTTGCAAAGCGCTGCATCAAATTCAATAACAGCAGAATTAGCACCAATCCCTAGCTACCTTGCAGTTGGCAACTACAGTACACCTTATATATATGCTGCATCTTTTTCTAAAGGTGGTGGAGTAAGTTCAGCTTTTGCTAATCCTGCTTCATTGCCTGCAAATATAACATCTAATGTTGAATTTAATTCAGATAGTTCAAGACTTGCTTATGCAGATAATCAATCCCCATACTTAGTATACAACTATGGATTCTCTGCATCTGGATTTGGAACTAAAAGCGCTTCTGCAACTTTAGCTCAGGTTAAAGCTGCAGGCGGTTATGAATCTTCTATTATGAATAAAGCAAAAACTATATCAATCTGGGGTGATGGTAATTTTAGAGTAGTTTCAATTCCATTTACTGGAGCAGGATTTGGTACGGGTAACGTAAATATTCTTGGTGGCAACGGCTGCATGGCTTTAGAAATGAATTCAAATGATACTGTACTTTTTGCTGGAGGATCTACAACACAATTGACTGCTGTAAATTATTCTAATTCAACTTATGCTGGTACTGCTTTTACTGCTCCCGCTAGCATGCCTGCATCAGGTACTACTTATGGTATATCAATAAATTCAACTGAAAATGTTGTTGCATTTGCTACAGTAAATTTAAAAAATATTTATTCATATGCTTGGTCAAACTCAACTGGATGGGGAACTAAATATACTGATACCGTATCTAGTTCTTCAAGTATAGGAAGAGTGGCTCAGTTTAGCGGTGATGGAAACTATCTTTTTGCGGGTTGCGACAATGGCCTTTATCAATTTCCTTTTTCAGTAGGATCAGGATTTGGCACTAGAGTAACTACTGCAATTGGAGCTACAAATTCTGCAAGATTTAATACTGCAAAAGACACACTTGCAGTTACTTCTTATTCTGCTGGTTTTAAAGTGTATCCCTGGACTGGTACTGAATTTGGGACTAGATATTCTGGTGGAACATTGCCTACTACAGGACAACAGAGACTAGCATTCTCAGGATAACTTACAAAACATATTGACTATAACTAAAAAGATGATATACTAATAATCTACAGATAGGAAGGAAGTACAAAAATGTCAGATTTAACACCGTACCAAATGAGAGAGCAAGAAGTTGCTGCATATAAAGCTAATATTGATACTTATACAGCAATTATTAATTCAATTGAAGGAACATGGGATGCCGACCTTGTTCAATTTAAAGATATGGATCCACATACTGCAGCAGGACAATGCTCATTAGAGCGTATTGAGCGCCTAGCAGAATTGCAATTGCATGATCGTATGCAATACCTTGTCCGCACAGAAACAATTGAGTGGTTCAAGTCAAAATCAATTCTTGCAACAATGACTCCATAGGCTATACAATATTTATTTAATATAATAGATTGGTTTGTCAATAGCCCTGTCGTCACCAATAATGACACGACCAGATTTTTCCATATCTAATAGGATAGGATTAACCTGACCATAGACTATCGGGATCAATGGGGAACTACATTTTGTACATATAATTTAATCATACCACACTTGCAGCCAAACCCAAAGTTTGCTATACTAAGTATATGAAAAACACTTATAAATGTCCAGATTGCAAAACCTCTATAGTTATTACTACTAAGGTTCATGAGTTACCAGAATCAATTATATGCCCTTGCGAAACGGTAATGCCTCTCAATTCTTCTAAATAAATGATATAATGTTATTATCTAATTTAGGAGTAATTAATGGCTCAAAACTTTTTTCCACTAAATCAAACAGGTACAGGATCAACTGTACTTAACACCTCTCCAACTCTTGCAACACCTATTATTAGTTCACCTAAAATCTCTAGCACTTATAGTGCTAAGACTGCTGCATATACATTTGCATCTGGCGATGAAGGTAACATCTTCTCAATGAACAACGCTGCATCTGTGCAGTTCAACATTCCTACCGATGCTACGTTCAACTTTGCAGTTGGTACTGAGTTTACAGTCTTTTGGACAACTGGTGCAGGTCAACCTACTATTGGTGCAGCAACTCCAGGCACAACAACTGTTATTTCAACTGGTGCTACTAGTGCCACACCTAAACTTCGTGTAGCCAACTCTGGTGCAACTTGCAAGAAAATTGCAGCCGACTCTTGGATTGTTTTTGGAGACCTTGCCTAATGCCAATGCTAGGAATTATGGCTTCAGCACTTTCTAGTATACCTCGTAGTTTAGGTTTAGTAGGATATGCGTATCAAAGCGCAGCCAATGCAGTAGCCGCAAACATATACCCTTTGACAGCAAGTGCAGGTTTTGGTACTAAATATACCAATGCTTCATGGAGTCCTTTTGTTGGTAACGGGACTAATTTGAGTTCTACGCCAGATTTCAAATACATTGCGTCTGGTAGTACTAATCAACCTAACTCTGTTTTGAATTGGTCTTTTACTTCTGGCGGTGGTTGGGGTTCTCAACTTGCTCTTGGAACAGATGCCGCAACATACAGAAACAGAGTAACAACGTTTAGCGACAATTCTGCTTATTTTTCAATGTCAAGTTTTGACCCTTATTCAGGTGTTAGTTCTCCAAGAACTTATACATATACAAGTGCAGGAATGGGAAGTAAATACGCTGACCCTGCGGGAACATATGGACCACTTGATGGTGGTGTTTCTACTAGCGTGGTATTTAGTCATTCAGGAACTGTATTGATTTCTGGTGCAAGTAAAGATGTTGTAGGTACAAGGTCAATTTTTAGTTGGCCGTGGAGTGCAAGTGGATATGGAACTAGAATGGCTGGTCCGCCAAATACTTTTTTTGACGTGACTCATCTAGCAAATATAAATTATCAAGATACTTATGTTGTTGTAAGTGCTGATGGTTCATCTGGCGCACCATATAGTCAAGTTTATGCTTGGTCAAACTCATCAGGATTTGGAAGCGCAATTAGTTCTCCAACCGTAACAGGTGCTACTGCTTCAAAAGGCGCAGGTTGGAATCGTGCAGGAACCGCTTTGGGAGTTCAATACAATGTTCTTGGTCCCAAGATATATGCTTGGTCGTCAGCAGGATACGGAACCGCTTACACAACAAGTTTGAGCGGTTTGGAATTTTCTCATTGGAATGTAGGAGATTCCATTATGACTATGGGTGGCGGAAATGCTTTTCCTTGGTCAGACGCATCAGGTGTCGGAACACAATTTACTGCCCCTTCACCATCAGTTCCCGCCAACTATCAGGCTTTCGGAACGATAATTTCATGAAACGTGCAATATACGGCGCAGTCGCCGCAGCAACTGCTGCTGGTGGTTTAGGTGGTGGAGGAACAAACTACGGCGGTGGCGGTGGTGGTGGTTCTGGTATTACTAATACTACTGGTGGTGCGGGTGCTCCTGGCGTTGTTCGTATTGTCAAATACTAAATAAATAATTGGATACATTTGTAAGCAGTCTTATACCCCTGTTTAGGGATATAGATGATGCAGTAGATCAATATTGACAAACCTCCCAACCTCTGATACACTTATATCATGTGGTCGTGGGTATTAGCCTGTATAGGCATTTTGGGGATATTTCTTGTTGGTCGTAAGACCGTATGGGGATGGCTTATTCTTTGCGCTAATGAATGCCTTTGGATTGCCTATGCCCTTAGTACAAAACAATATGGATTTATTTTTATGGCTGTAGCATATGCTGCGGTATATATTAAATCATTTATACATTGGAGAAAAGATGTCTGATTGGACAGATGAATTAACGGATAAACAAAAGAATAACATTATGGATCTTATTGTTACTACTGTTAAAGAAATTAGAACTCAGATGGATCAAGATATTTTATTTACCCAGCAAATTTGGGAACGTAAAGGGTTTTTAAAGAGTCGCAGGACTCGTAAAGCTTTTGATGCATGCCGTTCAATTGTGCAAGGTAAAAATGAAGTGTTTGAAGATAGTAATGGCTAATTTAAAACCTAAAACCAAGCAGCAGTAGCTTAGTTGGTCAAAGCCCCGAACTCATGATTCGGTAATCGTAGGTTCAAGTCCTACCTGCTGTACTTTTAGTACTTACCACCACGGCGTTTGTATTCAGCAACTACCCAAGCATTTGCAACTGCTGATGGATATACTTCAAACTTTGCTTTTGCTGCAGCTTTTACTCTTGCATATAATTCTTTGTCTTTTGGCTCACCTTTACGTGGTTTAATAATGTTTGCGTAGTTAGGTTTTGCTGCCTTGCCCATTTGTGCATCATACATTGCCATGCTAACTTCTGAATCCGTATCTTCTTCATCTTCGTATTCCATTGTGTGGCTATTCATATCAACGAGTTCAGCATCTTTATACATCATCCCAATACTGTATGCCGTTGGTTCCCACATACCGTCTTCTTCTTCGTAAATTCTAACAGCCATGGCTGGATTTTCTGGAGGCATAGATTGAATAGCATACTCAGTTCCAGGAACTCCGTAGACTCCACCTTCAGTCATAATATGTTCAACCATGCCATGAATAATACCTTCAGAGGTACTTCCCATTACAAAGTCGCCTTCTTTAATCATGTGCTCATTTTTTTCTATAGCAAAAATTGTTGTGAGCATTTCTGCACCACCAATAAACTTACCAAAATCCATAAAGATATCTGATGATTCTTTCATCCTATTTACAATTGCTCTTGACCAAGAGAACCCTGCATCTCCGCCCCAAGCATCCCACATGATACGACCATTAGATGGATTAGATGTATTGTAAAAGTCTTTTCCTTTTTTATCTACTTCATGCCTTGAAAAAAATGAGTACATTCTTTTAACTGTGTCAAGTGACATTGCAGATCCATTAACGATATCTGTTGCTCTGCCCCAACCTACAGGTGTTCCAGCACCAGTTGCCTTGCCTTCTTCTTTCCATTTTAATGCACGTCGGGCAGCAGACTTCATGCCAGAGTTCGGGGTATATGTATCAGCCATCCTAATATTATACTACAGATTGTGGTACAATTATTATAAAAGGGGTGCATTTTGGCTAAAATTGTTTTCTTAGGTAACTTTGGTGTGGACTATAGTAGTGAGAATCATCACGTAAAGTCTTTGGAATCCCTTGGACATACCGTCGTTAAAATGCAGGAACGTGAGGCAAAAAGCCAGCATATCCTTGGGGAGTCCTTAGATAGCGATCTATTTATCTGGGTGCATACGCATGGCTGGAATACTCCAGGAAATATTGGTATGGAAGATGTTTTAATCAAACTAAAAGAAGCAAACATTCCAACAATGACCTATCATCTGGATTTATGGTTTGGAATTGAGCGTCAAAAAGACCTTGAAGAAGATCCATTCTATAAGACCATCGGACATTTCTTTGCCACAGATAAACTAATGACTGATTGGTTTAACGAAAATACAGAAGTAAAAGGCCACTTTCTGCCTGCTGGGGTATATGATAAAGAATGTTATGTTCATCCAGCCTACGACAATACCTTTGATTATGATGTTATCTTTGTTGGAAGTAAAGGGTATCATCATGAGTACCCATACCGCCCAGAATTAATAAACCACTTAAGATCAGTGTATGGCAAACGTTTTCTTCACGTAGGTGGAGATGGAGATACAGGTACAATTCGTGGGGATACATTAAATAAAATTTATGCTCGCAGCAAGATAGCAATTGGTGATAGCCTTAACATTGGGTTTAATTATCCTTACTATACAAGTGATAGAATGTTTGAGAGTACTGGTCGTGGTGGTTTTACTATCTACCCTCGTATTAAAGGCCTTGAAGACTTGTTTACAGATAAAGAGATTGTTTTATATGATCACGGTAACCTAAAAGACTTAGATGAAAAGATTAATTATTATCTTGAGAATGATGAAGAACGAGAAAATATTCGTATGGCTGGACACAACAGGACAAAGACTGATCATACCTATGTGCACAGATGGACTACAATTTTAAAAGAACTGGGCATCAAATGAATTGCTTAGTAACTGGAGGAGCGGGATTTATTGGATCCAACCTTGTTGATAAGTTAATTAGTATTGGTCACGATGTTGTTTGTATTGATGATGAGTCTGCAGAATGTCATGAGCGGTTCTATTGGAATGATAGAGCACAAAACTATAAGTATGACATTTGTGATTATGATCTGATTGCCCCACTCTTTAAAGATATTGATTGCGTATTTCACGTTGCATCTGATGCAAGAATACAGCCAGCAATACTAAATCCTAAAAAATCTATTCAATCAAACGCAGTGGGAACAGCCAATGTTCTTGAACTTTGTAGGGTCAATAATGTAGATAGATTAATCTATTCAAGCACATCTTCTTCTTATGGGAAAAAAGCCCTACTTCCAAACCAAGAAACACAATCACCTGATCCATTGACCCCATACTCTGCTGCCAAAGTTTTTGGTGAAAACCTTGCAAGAGTTTACTATAATCTTTATGGTCTTGAGACTATATCACTTAGATATTTTAATGTTTATGGAGATAGGCAGCCACTTAAAGGTCAGTATGCGCCAGTAATAGGACTATTTTTAAAACAATGCCACGAAGGAAAGCCATTAACAGTTGTTGGAGATGGATCTCAGCGCAGAGACTTTACGCATATCTCTGATGTGGTAGAAGCAAACATACTTGCATCTGAAGCAAGTCATGGCTTTGGTGAGGTATATAACATTGGGTATGGAAGTAACTATTCTATAATTGATATTGCTAATATGATTTCAAATGATGTTAAGTTTATCCCGTCAAGAATTGGGGAAGTGCAAGAAACTCTTGCATCAAATCAAAAGTTTAAAGATTTAACTGGTTGGATGCCAAAAGTATCCCTTATGGAATGGATACAAAAATGACAGAAATGGTTAAAGCAGTTTTAAACGGAGAGTTTGAAATGATCTTGCCTAAGCATCGTGCAGATAGACCAGAGTGGTATCTGCCAAGTGGTTGGGAGAAGCCTAGACTAAAGTCAATGCATGATAATCTTGGCAATGGTGATATTGTTTATTATGTTGGTGCAGAAGAAGGAGAGTTCCCAGCACTGTGTCAAATGTGGGGAGCAGAAGTAGTATTGTTTGAGCCAAATCCTAAAGTTTGGTCACACTTTCCTGCAACTTGGACAGCAAACAACCTAGAACTTCCTATGGTATGTATTCCTGGATTCGCATCTGACAAGATAAATAAACTTTCTAGAATATATTACAATGAATGGCCTCCAGAGGTTAACGATGTAATTGAAGCAGCACATGGCTTTAAAGAGTTATATCTTGAAGGAGATACCTATGGTCAGATCACAATAGATTCTTGTGTTTATGACCATGGTATTAAGCCACCTACCGCCATTTCATTGGACGTAGAAGGTAGTGAATGGAGGGTTCTAGGAGGGGCTGAGAGGGTGCTTAGAGAACACAAACCAAAGATCTGGCTATCTGGACACCCTGAGTTTATGTTACAGCAATGGGATGAATCTTTATATAATCTTAGACAGTGGATCAAGGGATTAGGATATATTGAAATAATTTTAGACTATCAGCATGAGGTGCATCTTTATTATGAATCATGCTAAAACTTTTTGGGATAACGCTGCTAAAGATCCAGATGTAAGGTATAAGTATATTGCAGATGAGTGGGCAACTACGGAAACATTTTTGGATCTTATAAAAAATAATAATCACGAATGGAATAGTGTTTTAGAAATTGGTTGCGGAATAGGCAGACTGCTAGTTCCTTTTGCAGATATGCACAAAGAGTGTAACTTTTATGGGATAGACATATCTGATGAAATGATAAACCTTGCACCTAAAAGAGATAATATAAAGTATCAAGAACTTGCAGACAACCTTGATCTTGTATATTCAATGTTAGTCTTTCAACATATTGAACACCAAGAAAAGATTAACTACATAAAACTTGCTTATGAAAAATTAAAAGTTGATGGTATTTTATTCTTTCAGTTTGTTGTTGGGGAAGAGAACTCTCCATACTCTTATCAAACATCAAGGTTTGAAATTGAAAAAATGCTGAGTAGTGCAGGATTTAAAAACTTAATCTTTACAGATCATATGCATCCTGAGTGGATGTTTGTTAGGGCTACAAAATGACTAATGCATACATATATTCTATTGATCCGCTTGATGCTGCGGATGGCAAATGGGACTATGGATTACTTAAAGAAACATTTGAAAAAAATAATGTTAGTCAGATAGTTGTAAAAGAAATACCAAAAGCAGATCGTGGGTTTGTTGTTATTCCTGGACAAGGTAATGCTGGAAAAGAAGATGCAATATCCAAACAATTAAAAAACCTTGATAGGGCTGTTCTATTTATTACTGGTGATGAATGTGCATTTTTTGATGTAGATAAAATTGATCATCCTAATATATCTATTTGGATTCACTATGCACACAAAAAACATGAAAAATATAATAAGTTTTTTATTGGTGTGCCCCAACATTTAAAGTCTAACTTGCCTGATTATCCTGTTAAAGAATATGATATTTATTTTGGTGGACAGATAACTCATCAGCGTAGAAAGCAGTTGTCCGAAGTCATGCCAAACCTTCCTAATGCCCTTTATAGGCCCACAGAGGGCTTTGCACAGGGCGAGCAGCCTAAAGACTACTACAAGACTCTATCAAAGGCTAAGGTTGTTCCAGCCCCTGCTGGTGCCCAAGTTATAGACACCTTTAGATTCTTTGAGGCTATTGAAATGTTGGCTTTGCCTATTGGTGATCGTGTTGATTCTAAAGGTGAAATGATTGATTATTTTAACTATGTTTATCCCGCAGGAATTCCAATTGAAAAAGTTAAAAACTGGAACCAACTGCAAGAAATGCTTCCTAATCTTATTAATAATTACCCAAATAATATGCATCAGGTTGTGTGTTGGTGGATTAAATATAAAAGAGATTTTTCTATTAAAGTAATGAAGGATCTGTATGAATAAAAATGATGTAACTATCGTTGTTGCTACCTCTGTTCTGCCAAGCCACCCAGATACTGCAATCATTGATGAGACAATTTCCACAATAAGGGTGCACTTCCCTAACAATGAGATTATCTTGCAAATGGATGGTCTGCGTGAAGAGCGCTTATCCCACAAAACAAATTACGATGAATATAAAAATAGAGTTCTGTGGAAATGTTTGCATCAATGGAAAAATGTTTTACCAATAATTTTTGATGAGCATAGCCACCAAACAACAATGATGAAAAAAACAATTGATATTATTGATACTGCGGTAATACTTTATGTTGAAGGAGATGCACCAATTACTCCAGACTGTGAAATTGATTGGCAAGAGTGTTTAGATATGCTTGAATATGAAAAGGCTAACACTATTAGGTTTCACTTTGAAGCCTCTATACCAAAACCACACAAACATTTAATGTTTGGACTTGAGAATGGTTTTATGAGAACTGCTCAGTGGAGTCAGCGTCCACACTTAAGCACAGTTAAATATTACAAAGATGTTGTTCTTCCTTTCTCTGATGACAAAACTTTTATTGAAGATAGGTTTCACGGCAAGATTCAAGACGATATTTTGCCTTATGGTGAGTTTGATCAAATAGGTTGGAACAAACATAAACTTTGGATATATCATCCAGAAGGAAACATTAAGCGCTCATACCATTTAGATGGTCGCCAGGGTACACAAAAATTTACAGTAGATGATGAAGCCTGGGGGTATACAGAATGAGATTAGGGATCATTGCAAGATCTGATAATACTGGTCTCGGTAATCAAACTAGGAATATAGTCAATATGCTTAACCCTAATAAAATATTGCTTATTGACTCTACACCATTTAATGAAAATAAACAACATCCAGAGTGGTACTCTGGGTATAATTGCATAACTACAAAATATGGTTTTGCTAAAAAAGAAGAAATAGTAGAATTCCTTCATGAACTTGACGTTGTTTTAACTTGTGAATCTTTTTACAGCGATTTATTTTTACGACTTGCTGAAAAAAGAGGAGTAAAAACAATTTTGCAATACAATTATGAGTTTTTAGATTTAGTTATTAATCCAGAACAGAGGATACCTAATGTTTTATTATCACCTAGTGAATGGAAAATTGATCACGTAAGAAAAGTTCTTGGTCATTTAACACAGGTCATTCACATTCCACCACCAATTGAACCATCTGTATTTTCTAAACAAAAAGAAATAAATATGTCTAAAAATCATAACAGGATCCTGCATATTGCTGGAAAGTTTGCATCAAAAGATAGGAACGGTACCAGTACTGTAATTGATATGCTTAATTACTCAAAAGAAAACTATGAATTAGTTATTAAAAGTCAAACACCGATTGAAACAGACTGCAAAGACCCTAGACTAACTATTGACATGTCTAGTCCTGAAAATAGTGCAGATCTTTATAGTGGTTTTGATGCTATGGTTCTTCCAAGAAGATATGCTGGACTTTGTTTACCCATGAACGAATCTCTTATGAGTGGTTTGCCAGTGTTTATGACTGATATATCCCCAAATAATGCTGTTTTGCCCAATAAATGGTTAGTTGAATCAAAAAACATTGATAGGCTTTTAACCAGAATGACCCTTGATGTTTACGAGGCAGACACTAAAAAACTTGCAAACATGATTGATAGTTATATTAAGCTAGAAAATAAAAAAGATTTAAAACAAGAGGCATTTGATATAGCAATTAATAACTTTAATGCAAATATTCTTAAACAGCAATACCTAAACGTTATTAATAATATTATTAGTTGAAAAATTTCTTTTTAAATCTTCTAAGCCAACAAATGTTGCTTTATCGTCATAGATAAACTGAATGTCTGTTTTTAATAGTTTTATTTTATAGTCTGTATATTTTAAAATATAATGAGATAACCATAAGTCATCAATAATATGATATTCTTTTGGACATTCAAAAAACTTATCATCTAAAAATATTTTAGCAGAACAAATAAGTCCACCAGTGCCAGCATAGTTGCCTTCTTCTCCGTCAACAAGTCTTACCTTGTCCCAGTAATCGTCATCAAATTTATGTGCGTAAAATGATTTGATAGATTTTTCATCATATTGATTGTAACAATCTTGAATAAAAGATATTGGCAACATCTGATCATCATCAATAAAAATTACACGCTCATATCCTTGATGAGCTAAGTCTCTAGCAAGATAAAACCTTGAAAACATTTTATATATATTATTATATTTTTTTATATAAAAATTAAACTGTAAATCATTTTCATATTTTTTAAAGTATGATATTAATTTATTGTCTTGGTCTTCTGAATTATTGCATATATAAAAGTCAAAATCTTTATTTGTTTGATCTTTTAATCTTTTTAAAGTTTTAGGAATGTTTGTGAGTCTGCGAAATGTACACATGATTAGTGCTGTGTTAGATTTACCCTTAGTTTGTTTTTGATACATATATGTCATAGTATTAAAGAAAGAGAGGGATAGGCCAATTAGACATATCCCTCCCTAAAGAATTACTTCTTTGCTGTAGCTTTTCTAGCTGTTGGCTTCTTGACTACCTTAGCAGCCTTCAGAGCCTTATCTACGGCTTTCATATCTGGCAGGCGACCAAAAGCCGCGTCTGCTGGATTGATTGCTCTCATTGCTACTGGCACGATTGCACCAAGTAGTGAGTATACAAGTGTTTCTGGATCAGTGATTCCAGCAGCATACATTGCTGTAGCTGCACCAATTGCTGATCTTGCGTATGAGGCAAGTGCCTTTTTAATTTGTTCGTTCATTTTTTCCTCCTAGGATATAGCTCGTGTTAATATTGTAAAACCAATCCATAGACCAATGATTCCTGCGACTCCCGCAAAAACTGGTGGTGCTGGTACTGGCAATTTGAATGCTGCAAACACGACACCGCATCCAAAACCTGTTAGTGTTGATAGTATAACATCTTTCATTTTATTTCCTCTGCTGGCAATAATTTTATAAGATCTTTATAGGATTTAGATATTTGAACCATGGCTGAATAATCTGGTCTTTCAACCGAGATAGTGTCTCCGTAATCATCAAAATGACTAATATAAGAATCTACATCGTCAACAAATTTAGATAAACCTTCTTGAACATCTTCAATGTATTGATATGCCCAGTCACGAGAGTCAGAAAGGAACTTAACAAAGTTTTCTTTATGAACATTATCGTCACCTTTAATTTGAGAATCTTCAATTTCGTTAACATATTTTTCAAGGACAAGCATGTCAATAAATAATTTTTCATATTGTTTGCGGATTTTAACAAAGTTATAAGATAAAGTTAAATATGCAACGCTTACTGAAAATAAACATGTTGAAATAATGATAGTAGAAATATTCATTACTTTACTACCTCTCTGGTTACTAAAACAATTGCTCCGTTTTGTTCAAGAACTTCTTTTATTTTTGCTACATACTGAATAGCTTTAATCTTTTCGTCATGTACCATATGAATAAAATCATGTTCATTAAGTTTAACAGTTAAGAATTGCTCATTATCAATTATATTAATTCCAAAATCTTTTGGAGGAATAATTGAATGTACTGCCCTACGCATCTCATTTGTATACATTATTCTTGCTCGCCTTCAGAATAACGAAATATATCTTCAAGGCAAGTAAAACCTGAATCTTCTTTAATCTCAAGAGAGGATAACAAAATTCTCCAAGTTTCTTCAATATAACCTTTTGCAATTTCTGTATGTGTTACTAATTCAGAATCAATTAAAAAAGCAAGTGGCAAACCTAAATCATTATAAGAAATAAAATCCTCAAATGTTTTTTCATGTTTATGGTTTATCCACAATTCAGCAAGGATAGAACAAACATCTTCAAAAGATGTTAATTCGTTTCCATCGTTAGCGCTTGCCATATTTTACCCCATTGATTTTTATTTTTATGTTTATTAAATTCTTTTGATACTTCTCCACCTTCTAAGTATACACCACCCCATACGCCCCACTCTTTACCAGATACTCCGTTAGCAAAACATATTTTTGCAACGGGACAAGAGGCGCAGAAATTATCTATATTGGATCTTAGATCAATATCATCTTCATATTTATCAAAGTATAGATTAGTATCTAAGCCTAAACATTTTGCTTCATCTTTCCATAAATGCTGCTTCAAGGATTACTCCTTATACTTATTTGGAATATCCCAGCCTTTTTCATCTACTTTATAAATTTTATGTAGATACCATTGACCATTAATTCTAATACCCTGCGGAGATGTGCGAGCCATTTCTGATTTCTTAAGATCTAAAATATTCCAGCCATCCCAGAGAAGATTATAATTCTTTTTAACAATTTTTTCCATTACGTCTAACTTACTTACTATCATTTTTATCCTTAATACCTATAAATTCCGACTTCAATATTTTTGAGTTCGGCTGATGCTACTAACTTTGATACTGGCTCTTTAGGCTTACTTAAAAAAGCAAGATAACTTACCTGCTCCATGTTTTCTTCAATGTAAGAAGCAGGAACCTTAAAGAACTTAATTTTTTTTCCTCTAGCCTTCATGCCTCTTTCAGACAAATTAGAAAACTCAGAAACCATTGAATTAATTTTTGCAGGACCTGCTGAATAAATTAAAAACTCTTTATCTTCATCTTTCATTGAAGACATAGCAACGCCCATAGCACGAAGAAAAACTTGATAATCATCAAAGTCTTTAGTCCCCTGTACTGCTACTATCATTACTATTTCCATTCTTTAAGTTGTCTAAAATAAATAACATCTTTTCAATGTCTTTTTTTGACATATTGGTTGTATCAACTGGACTTGTAGTGTCTATGTTGACATTGTTTTCAAATGCATCAGCACAATAAAATATATTGTTGTTGACCCAATAAGCTTTTCCATCTATAAAAATAACTTTTACAGTATTTCTCTCAATATGCTTTAATGATTGAGAGTTCTGTATTGGTTTTTCATATAAAGTTTTTGGAAGAAAATCTTTAATCATTAAGTGCACACTGCTTTGGCTGTATGTAATTTTTGAAAAAGGTTTAGTTTTTCTTCCTTTATAAAGTATATAGGAGGTAATGAGCAATGTCAAGCCCACAGCCATAAAATACTTAATCATAATGGCTTTCTCCTATTTCTATAATATGATTATATCAGATTACTTCAGAAGAAGCCGTTTGATTTCAGCCAATGCTGATTTATGTTCCACGGATAAGCAATTAATTTGTTCTTGATCTAAAGATTTATCTGTTAGGATAACCAGCGGATCATTTGACAGCAAGTCTATATCCAAAAACCCCTGCTCCCAAAGGTACATAATGTCACGATTAACTTCAGTTAAATGTTCTTTATAAAGTTCTGGCATTATTTCTTTTATTTTTTGGTTAAAAGAGTAAAGAAATTGACCAGTTTCAGAATCAATACCTACAACTTCAATTGCACCATTAAGAATTAATGACTGAATTGTTTCGTCAATTGGATCCATTTATAAACTCTTCTAACTGTTCCCTGGTTTTAGCACCATTTATACGACTTACTTCTTTACCATCTTGAATTAAAATAAAAGTTGGAACTGATTTAATTTCAAATTGTTTACAAAGCTCTACGTTGTCGTCGGCGTCAATATACTGAAACTTAATAATTCCTTCACGGTCTAATTCTTCAGCAATGGGTCTTACCATTTTGCAAGGATTACACCATTCGGCAGTAAAATAAAGAATGTGACTCATTTACCACTCTTTGTTCTTGCTTTGGCAAGAGCATTAAAATCTTTAACCTTAGTATCTCCAAGGTATCCCCAGGCATAGCCATCATTAATCATCATGTCATTAAGAGATACGGTGTCTCCATTTATGTATACCCAGCCCAAAATGCGACCATACTTTTCAGATGAGTCCATCTTTTCAGTTTTAATTACAACAGACTTGGCATCTTTTAAAGACTTCTTTAGATACTCTTTAGCCTCTAGTCCTAGAGCCTTCTCAGCAAGATCCTTTGTACGGGACTCAGGAGTATCAATACCAGCCAGTCTAACGCGGGATGCAAATAGGATATCAAACCCTAAATCAATAAGAACGTCAATGGTATCTCCATCTACAACATTTTCTACTTTTCTTACATAATATTCATACATTAGTAATCTTGCCCCTTTGCTTTATCTTCAATTAATTTATCTCTCTCATCAAGAACTGTGAGGGCAAAGGACATCATTTTTTTATATCCTTCTGGATTATTCATTACTTTATTGTAATGGTGACCACAAAATAATAAGTCTCCAGACACTCCTGTAACTTGTACTAATGCTTCTGCTGCACATGAATCACAACGATCTGTTGGTCCAAGAATCCATTCTTTAACTTTAACTTCTTCTGCAATCATTGTATTCATAATTATACTACTTCTTTCTATTATCAGTTGAATAAAATCCAGTACCGTTAAAAAGAACTCCTGGAGATGACCATTGTCTACTCATTGTTGCATTACAACACACAGGCTCTGTACTATCACCAAATTCTCTTTTAAATTCAATGGTTGCAGAGCACTGTGTGCATTTGTAATCATAAACTGGCATGCATTAAGCCTTCTTTGTTGCCTTTGGTGCCACCTTTGTTGCTGGCTTTACAGCAAGTGGTATACCATCTTCTCCAGTATAAACTGGACGGCCCCAACCAACTACTGCATTGATTAATTTCTTTTTGTTATTTTTTATGTAACCACGAGTTTTTTCTACGCACATACCTCCGTTGCGTTGATCTCCTTTTGCAGTTCCTGAAGTATTTCCTTCAATAACTTGGATAGTTCCATCACCATTATTTTTAATGCAAAGACCTACGTGTGAAATTCTATTTACACCGTCATCTGGAAAATCAAAAAAGATCCAGTCTCCTGGAGTTGGGTCATCATTACGAGCATCTGCCCAACGACCTTCTTTTTTAAATTGATCTGATGCTGCAACTGTTGATGCTGACTTAGGGAACTTTGCAACCCCTGCTGTCATAGCGCACCAAGAAACAAATGACTGGCACCAAGGTTGGAAATTTACTTTCATCCATGCACCGTATTTTGTTTCGTTATCCTTTGGACCTTCAATGGTTCCAACTTCTTTCTTTGCAACCTCAATGATTGCTTCTACTGAGCCTTTGACAGCCATATATAACCTCCTAAAGTTAGTATTTCAATTATAGCATTAAGCAGTCTTGGTTGTCAACCTGTTGTAAGTTCTTATCCTATGACAGTTTGCACAGACTACTTCACATTTTGCTATTTCTTTTTTTATTGCTGCCCACGAAAATCCATCGTGAATCATTCTAGAAACATTATATTTTTTATCTTTAAGATGATCAAAATCTAACACTATTGGATTAGTAACTCCACAATCCATACAACCAGATGCTTCTTTTATCTCTGACAGTCTTTTTTTAAACTGCTGCTTATTGTAGTGAACCAACTCTTTGTCAGTCATATAATGCAATTATATCAGAACAAATTAGAAGCCCCACACAGGCAATTCACCTGACTTGCGCCTCGGTCATATAAATGGGTAACTAAACCATCTCTAAGGTCCTGTGTGGGGACAGTTATATTGTACTACTTGATTTTTGATATTTGAGATTTAGCAAGTTTTAGGGCATTGCCACTTATTGCTGAATACCCAAACTCTTCAGCCTTACATTTTGTTATAGCAAAGGTAAAGAAATTAGCCACATCCTTTGATCCAACTGCTGCTATACCATAACTAAATGTAGATATGTTATAGGCCATCTTAGCAGTGTTGTTGTAGTTTGGCGTAATAGTTCCATTAGGGTTAGCAGAGAACTCTGACAAGAACCTTGATGCACCACCTGTTGTAGGCTTAACAAAGTTTCCAGCACCATTTTCAATATATGCTACGCCAAAGGCTTTTGTAAATGAAACCTCATTATAAGCAATTGATCCGTCTGTTCTTGATTGAAGCATCGCCACTCCTTGAGAGCCTGATGCTGATACAAACGCTCCAATTTTTTCATTTATATCCCCTGGAAATGCTGATGCAAATGCTTTGTTTCCAGATTTTGTCCATATATCTTTTGCAACTGCATTTAGATATGTGGTAAAAACTTCAGAAGTTCCAGATCCATCTGCTCTATATATAACAGTAATTTTTTTTGCTGGAAGTTTCATAGGATTGTCTTTTTTTAGCAGTGGATCATTCCACATACTAATTTTCCCTGAAAAAATCTTTGCCAAGTTATCCTTAGTTAGCTTTACTTGACCTTTATATCCATCTAATTTATAACTAATTGCAATAGGTCCAGCAACAATTGGTACGTAAACAAAGTCTTGCTTAGGCTTTACTTCTGATGCCCCATATGGAACATCGCTTATAGCAAAGTCTGCAAGGCCTAAAGCAAATTGATTCTTGCCAGAACCAGACCCATTTGGAATGTATGAAATGCTGTTGCCTGTGACTGCATATGCCACTCTACATTTTTCTACAAAGTTAAGAGCAAACGAAGAGCCTGAGCCCTTTATGTCTGCTGCTTCAGCGGTTGGTATAAATAAAACACTAGATAATAGTGCTATGATAATGAACTTGATCTTCATAACAATAAGTATACTTTAATATGCATATGAATATTGTTATATACAGCAAACTATGAGTTAATTTTAAATGAATATTGAGCAGTTTTAGACTTGCTCAGGTCTATTATATTACTTAATCGTGATTGTTTTAGGCTTTTTATCTTCTGGAATAATACGATCAATACTAATATTGAGCATACCATCCTTTAGATCTGCCCCAGTTACTTCCATGTATTCACCAAGAGCAAAAGATCTTGCAAATTTTCTACTTGCAATACCTTTGTGGACTATCTCAGCATCTACAACTTCCGTGATTTCACCCTTGATTACAACTGTTCCATTATCTACTGAAACATCAATGTCGTCTTTTGTGAATCCCGCAACTGCAATAGACAAACGATATGTATCTTCATCTAGTTTTAGAATGTCATATGGAGGATATGAGTGTGAATTGGTTTGGTGTGCACTGTTAAGACGGGCTAGGTCTCTATTAAAGCCAATAAAAAAAGGATCATTGAATAGATCCATTGCGAACTGTGTTACCATTTTATTCCCCTTTCAAGCGAATAAGTTAATGTACCCCCGTAGGCAGTACATATATATTATACCAAACATTTGGAGCAAAAGACGAGATTTGAACTCGCAACATCTACCTTGGCAAGGTAGTACTCTACCAATTGAGTTACTTTTGCATTGCTGGTCTGGTAGGACTCGGACCTACGACTTGCGAATTAACAGTTCGCCACTCTACCAACTGAGTTACAGACCAAAACCTACTAACTTAAAAGCGAAGGATACTTTCCTGCTTTTGGTAATGAACCTACAAATACATCCCAGGATTCATCTTTAATTTTGTTAACTGCCATGGATGCTGCTACTACTGTTGCAACTGAAGTACCACTCATTGCAGTCATATTGCCACGATAATCAGGAATCTTTAGACATGCCGTTCCAATAAAGTTAGCACATACTCTAGAGACAATGCTTGTTGTGTCATTTATATTGCTATTTTTAACTACCGTTCCATCAGCGACAGCACCTGCAACAGAATAAACTCCAGTTACACAGGAAGGAAATCCAATATGGTTTTTCTTTGAATCATTACCTGTTGCCACAAAAGTTGCAACATTGTTTGACTTTAAAATAGAAACAGAAGACTCAAATAAAGCATCTGTTGGACAGGTTCCCACTGGAAAGTTACTTCTAGACTGACTAATAGATACAGCCTTGATATTAAACTTAGATGAGTTTACTGAAACCCATGCAAGTGCACGAGCCAAAGATCCTCCATCATTGCGAATCATTGAAAAAGTATCATAAACTTTTTCATCGGAAATGCGAATAAATACAATTTTAATATTAGGATTAATTACTGTTGCAATTTTTGCCATGTTATAACCATGGTCTGAACCTTTAATCTTAAAATCATTTATTGCTGCAACTCCAGCCCCTTCAGAGAAAGAATAAGCTCCTTTTGAATCTGAAAGATTTTTGCCATTTGGACAAGTTTTTAAAGTAAAGCAAACTTCATAAACAATGTTTGTAAACTTTGATGAATCAATTGCTGAATCAATAATTGCAATTGTTTGATTTTCTGCTGCTTGAACTGGTTGAACTAATACAAGTCCAAATACTGCTAGTAATAACCCCACTGCTTTTTTCATTTTTTCTCCTTATATCATTAGACGGACTACATGGCAACATGGGTCACCACCGTCATCCCATTCTTTAACTTCTTCTTCGCTCATGAACTCATATCCACCATCATGAGTATTACAGTATGGATCTGAAATCCATCCCCGCTCAATACCGCTTGTTAGCCAAATACCAAACTCTGCATCTTCTATGCTATCTTCTTTATGCATATTATAAGTATACTCCTAAACGCTTACTACGTCAACTGGGCCCATACATGATGGACTAAATTTAATTGCTGAATTTACTGCACCTACTACACGTTTTCTTGCATCTTTTGCTTTTTCCGTGGCATTTAAATATCCATAAGCATACTCAGCTCCTGACCCCATAGCAAGGTATGGAAGTGTATATTTAGACAAAGACATGTCTGCTGAACTATGTTCATATATATTTCCACGAACTGCAATTATTAAACCAAGGTCACCTTCTTTTGAAGTATCCACCCAGAAATCATTATAGAATGCACGAAGTTGTTTAATAAATTTAGTTTGCATAAATTTATCTGTATCTTTAATATCTGGTACATAAGGGTTAAAGTTATAGCGTATTCGCTCACCATCCATTGATCCAGCATATCCAATTAAATAGGGTCCTAGTTTCCAAACCTTTGGACTAGATAGTGCTAAGATAGTGCCATCGTCAGATGCACCACGTTCTCCAGCCATATATATTTTATTATTTATTTCATCACGAACTACTGCAATACAAGTCATGCAGAAACCCCTCCCAAAGCGATATATTTAAGTATACCACCCCTAGGAGGGGCTGTCAAACAAGGTCAAATATGTTTAACTATGCTGTCTTTGATTTTGATCTGCGTGTTTCTACTACTTCATCTTGTACAGTTTTTGCATTTTTATCTGTTGTAGAAAATGCTGCGTTGATTTCATCTCTTGTAAGTCTTCCGTCATCCATAAATGCACGAGCCAACTTCTCAACAACGACTGCTACTGCACTAAGGCCTGCTACTGTCATTGCTTTTGCTACTGATATTCCTGCAATTGCACCAGCGCCGATTACTGCAAGTGCATTTGCTGCAAACACTGCGAGAATACGCATGAGAATATTCCATATATTTGTTATGCTATTCATTTTTACTCCTCTCTATTTCTAATTGGACTAGTAATAATCCAAAGACCAAGTGTCGCTATAATTCCATAGCCAACGATAGTTTTTGCACTACCGTCCAAAACAACCCAGGCAATAAACATTCCAAGAAGGGTCCATGCCTGATCTATTAGGTCTTTCATTATATTTTTTAGTATTCTTACCATTTTCTTCCTCCTCTTGAACCTGGTGAATTGCTGCCTGAGCCTCCACCAGAACTTCCTCCACCACTAGAGCCTCCTGCTGCTCCTCCTGCTGCAACCGCTGCTGCGTTAATTGCTGCACCTGTTGCTACAACTGTTGCAACAACCATATCTGTTGCCTCTTCTCTTTCGCTTTCTGTCATGTCGGCACCAATACTTCCAATGGCTGCTAAGGCTGCCCCTGGATCAGTGAATACTGCTTCTATTAATGCTCCTGGATCTTGAACTAATTCTACGTTTGCTGCAACTTCTGCAGTAATAACAAGCACCTCACCAGACTCTGATGTTCTAACTTCAATTGGAGTATCTGGTGGCAAGTCTTTAAGTTCAACTCCAGAGGCTTGAATTTCTGCTACTGAAATTGATTCTCCTGGCTTAAGGTCTTCTATTAATGTTGCTATCACAACATCTTTTTGCTCTTCAGTTAATTCTTTTCCAGACTCTACATCTTTCTTTATATCATCAATAATTTTTTCTTCTTCTGCAATAACCGCTAACTCTTCTGCAATTTCCGCTTCTTCCTCTGCTATGGCTGCTTCCTTTTCTGCTATAGCATTTGCTATTTCTTGTTCCATAGCCTCTTGCTCAGCAGCAATTTTTTCTTCTTCTGCTTTGGCATTTGCCTCTTCTTGCGCTTCTGCTTCTTCTTGTGCAATACGGTCTGCTTCTGCTTGGGCTTCTGCTTCCATTTGTGCTTGTGCCGCTTCAAGTTCTGCTGCTATACGATCAGCCTCTGCATTTGCATCTATCTCTGCCTGTATTCTTGCTGCCTCTTCTGCCATTGCTGCTTCTTCTTCTGCAATTTTGGCAGCAAGTTCTGCTGCAATTCTATTTGCTTCTGCATTGGCTGCAGCAATTTCTGCAAGCCTGTTTGCTTCTGCTTGTGCTTCTGCTGCTTGCTGTGCAATTAACGCTGCTGTTTCTGCTTGTATCCTTGCTGCTTCTGCTTGTTGTGCAGATAACTGGGCTGCTACCTGTGCAGCAATTTCTGCCTCAGTTGGTCCAGTAGGTACTACTGTAACTGGTCCTGTTGGAACCGCTGGTGTTGTTACAGTTGTTGTTTCGCTAGGTATTGTAACAGTTGCTGTTTCAGGTGTTGGTGTTGTTACGGTTGTTGTTTCAGAGGGGCTGGGAGTCGGAGTAGGGGAAGGCTCTGGAACAGGTGCTACATATGTAGAACCAGTAACAACATTTGAATTTACAGAGTAAAGGGCAAATGTATCGTTATCTGATCTAATATGAAATGACCATACTGTTCCTGCTGGCATAAGACCATCTAGTAAAGAATGATTGATTGTAATTGTTGTATTTAAAGAATTTGGTCCACCAACATTTCCAGTTGCAATTCCCCAGCCATTGCATCCAGAACAATTAAAACTAATTGCATATCTTTCTGGTTGAGTGTTTCCAGTGTCTGGTGCTTCCCAACTTAAAACTGTTGATGTTTCTCCACTAATTATTGTTAAGTTTCTTGGAGGACCTATTGTTTTTATTACTGGGGCTGCCTGTGAAGTAAATGCTGATGCTGGAATAATATCCATAGATCCAGATTGATCCCAGTTTAAAAATACGTTTGCTCCCCCGCCATTTTCATAGTACATTAACTCTATGGTTTTTGGAACTCCAGCTGTAAAAGATATTGGATCAGTCGTAGTTCCTCCACCACCTTTATCAACCCAGTCATCTGCCACTAATACTTCATCAATATATAACCTTGTACCATCGTCTGCTGTTGCTAAAAATGATATATTTTGAGTTGTATTACTAACAATAGACCCAGTAAATCGTACGATAACATCCTCTGAAGGGCCACCTAAGACACTACCACCACCCCACTGGAAGTCAATGTTGGGTACATTTGTAGTTACTACTGGAGAGGCTCCCTGTGGTATATAAGGGGCACCATTCTGTCCCAGTACATCATAGACCTGAGCAGTCAAACCTTCTGCTGCGTGGGCCTTATCAATTATTAAAAGCAGGGGAAATAGAGCAAGGGATAAGACCAATGCTATTCTTAATAATATTTTAATATTTAACTCCTTGTAGTCGTAGTGGTGGTATGACTAACAAGACTATTATATCATTTTATAGAAACAAAAAAGGGGCTAGCACTTGGCTAACCCCCTAATTGTTGGATTAATTAAGCACGAACCTTCTTTTGGATCTTTACGACCAAAGCGGTTAGTGATGTAAGTTGCTTCTTTAGTGAAGCAATTAATGTTGCAACTTCAGTTGACAACTTAGCAACTGCATCAACTGCAGCCTGTGCAGAAACTGTTGCTGCATCTGCTGCTTTTGCTGCTGCATTTGCTGCATCTGTAGCAGCCTGTGCTGCTTTTGCTGCATCTTCAGAAGCCTTTGTAGCAGCTTTTGCTGCTTCATTAGAAACCTTTGCTGATGCTGCGACAAGAACTTGTCCAGCAAGTGGAAGTGAAGTTCCACCTGTTGCTGAGATAGTTACAGTATTTTCTGACAAAGGCATAAATACCTTATAAGACTTTACTGTTTCTGTATCAGTTGTAATTGATGTTGCTGTAATAACATCGGATCCTGAACCAAATGCATATGTAGAAGTAATTCCACCTGTAGCAAATAGGTTAGCATGTGTCTTTCCAGATACTGGAAGACCTGATGCATCAAGAACTTGAACCTTAACGGTTGCTGCTTCTCCTGGCATATAAACTTCTTTGTCAAAAGACAACTTTACAGTTGCTGCTGTACCCTCTACACGAGTAGATACTGGGTTAGAAGAAATTGTGCCAGACTTAATTGTAACTGCAACTCCGCCAGCCTTAACGCCTGTAAGAGTGAACACTGCTTCACCATTGACAATAGTTGCTGCTGTACCTGTATCAGATACTACTGCAATATCGCTTGAGTACGCATTAAGTGTTCCTGCACCTACTGTTACGCCTGCTGCATCTTTTGCAACTGCCTTAACAGTTGTTACGTTTGCACCAACAGCAATAACAGACTTAATTGAAGTTGCTACGATTGAAGCAATGTCTCCATAGAATGTTACTTGCTCTGTTGCAATTACTGTGCCTGTAAGAGTTGTAAGAGTAATTGTTGATACTCCTGCTGTACCGTCAGCAAATACACCAATGTAATTGCCTGTAGGAATTACTAATGCACGACCAGTTGCTGACATTGTTGTAGCATTTGATCCGTACCCAATAAGTCCTGAACCTGAAACAGTTGCAAGGATTGACTCTGTTGCTGATCCGCCTGCTGCATTTTTAGGTGTAACAACGATAACCGCTGCTGCATCTGTTGCTGTAGCCTTTGGAGCATAAACTGAAGCATCTGCTGTTGCAGTTGTAACTTCACCAGAATTTAAAAATGAAGTTGTAGTTGAAGCAGAAGGTGTTAGATCCGCTGCCTTAACTGTAACTGTCCATGCTACTGAAGGACCATTTGCTGGTGTTGTAGTAAGAATTCGTGCATCATATGTACCTGCAACTGAAGGTGCATTCAAAGTTACCAAGAACTTTGCTGTTACATATGTAGGTGTATTAACTGTTGAGTTAATATCTGCTGAAACATTATTGCCTGCAATAACTACAGATGCAGTTGAAGTTTCAATTAGTGACATAGTTGCAGACTTTGCTGCACCTGTTGGTTGTGAAAACATAGCAGAGATAACTGTTGCAGTATCTGCTAATGTTTGAGAAATAAATGACAATGTGACTACTGCAGTTGCAGACTCACCAGCGGTAACGGCATCAGTTGCCGCATCAATAGTTAGAGTTGGTGCATTTACAGCAGCACTTGTCGGAAGTGCCGATAGTACGCCAAAAGACATTGCTGCAGCTAGTCCTAGAGCGATTTTTTTAAATGAATTCATCTTTCTCCTTGTTAGTATTTTTATAATAAATTGAAATTAACGAGATAATCCCGAACTTCTTCAGGAATTTCCCGATTATCCAATTCTACCATACGTTGTTCTTGTTCTGCAAGTCGTTGCGATGAACGTGACCAAGTATGAATATCAATCTCTAGATTAGTGTTCTTAGGGGTGTGCGATAAAGCACCAAATACCGCACCTGTTACGGCATCCGATAAGTCTTTTGACTTTTTACGTGGGTGATCTACCTTTTTATCATTAATAATCTTAAGCTCTGACATTTCATCAAGCAATAAAGGAATTCTTGGCATAGCAACACGCTCTTCATATATCATCATTGCAAGATCTTCATAATGTTTTTTACCAACAGACACAGTATCTGTTCTTATTCCTACTGCCTGAAGTTCTTGTTGAATATCAAATGACTGCCATCTATCAAACGTTACCATTCCAAGATTAAAACCTTGTCTGCGAAGGTTTTGAATCCACTGCTTAACCTCAGAAAGATTAACTGGTCCTTCTACTTTTGGCTCCCACCAAACCACAGCATCAACAATAATAATTGGAGCAACCTGTTCATAATCTTTAACTACTTGCAAGTTTACCCACTTATCTACATGTGCAATTGCTACTGCACACTTGTCGTGTTTCTGTGCAAGGTCAGCGTGAACATAGTAAACTTTGTCTGGATCTGGCTTAAATGATTCATCAAACCTTTTATTATTATCAATTGGGTTTCTAAGAGTCATACACTTTTCAAGTTTATCTTTTTGTTTAAAGAATGCATCGGATGCAAATGTTGGTACACAAGCAAAGCGTTGCATGGCATCTCCCATGTCTGTAAAGAATGCTAACCTAAAGTCATCTATTTTACGAGTAGGGTTTACTACCCATGTAGGTCTTTTTAATGCAAATACTCCAGGGTATTTATAGGCAATGATTTGATCTTCATCCCAGGCAATATCTAAATAGTTACCCTCAAGGTCATCTGGGAAATCTGGATTCATAATAAATCTGTGTGTATATGTTATTGCTTCTTTTTCCATAATTGAATCTTCATATTTTTGTGATATAAAGTCCCCTGGAAAACGTGGGAATGATAGAAGTGCAACCTTACCAAGATCTGGAAAACGAGAGTCAACAGATGCACGGAATGCTTTATAAATATTATCAGCAGTTTTTCCTTGATCATTGCCAGTTCCAACTTCTTGTGCAAACCCAGAAATTTCATCAAGTACTGCAAGTATAAGGTTTAACCCTTCATGTGATTCACGTTCTGAGTGACCAGAATAAACAGTTATTGCTTTATCAAACTCAATGCTTTCAGCTTTTGCATTATACTTTCCTGCAAACCATTCAGACTTCTCAATCTTGGTTTTAAAACCTTTAAAGAAAACGTTCTTAGCCTGTTGAGCATTAATGGCAACGTTAATAATGTCAATAGCATCTCCTGCAGGCTTACCAAAATATCTAGCAGGATCCTTCAAGCATAATAGTTTATATACTATGTATGCACACGCTACAGTTGATGTAAAGTCTTTTCCAGATCCCTTGCCAAGTTGCAGAATTACTTCATTCTTTGTATATTTTTTATAGTAACGGTGGCCTTCTTCTGCACCCAAAAGATCAACAAGGTCTTCTTCTCTGTATATTTGGCTCATTGCTTCAACTATGTCGTATTGAACATCTGAAAGTGGTGGCTGATTTAAATATGCTTCACCCTCAACAAATGTTTTAGCATCTACTGGAAGTTCTTCAAAGTTATTATTTTTTAGTGCCTCAAAAAAATCATTGAACATTGTGGACAACGGTAATCACTTCCCCATCTTTTGCAACAGATGAAAGTCTGTACATAATTAGGTCTCTAATGTCTGGATGAGTGGAAGCAATATCTCTAAGAATACCAACTAAAACTTCTTGTCTTTTTTCAATCTCAACTATTTCTTCTGCAAGTTCTTTGTTTTCAAGAAGGCCTGCTTTTTGTAGCATATCAATTCTTGCTTTTTCAATATCAACAACTAGCTTAATTGCTTGTGTCTTTGCGCTAAGATTATTTACCATAGAGGCTTCATCAATAACTTCATAAGACTTTGTAATTAATTTACTATAGTGAGCATCCATTGCGGCAAGTGCTTCCTTAGCACGAGCACGAATTGCATCATTAGCGGAAGCCATGACTTTCCACTCATTTATAAGTTCTACAACACGAACTCTAGGAATTGCTAATTCTTTAGAAATTCTAGTTGGGTCAGTTCCTTTAAGATACTCTGAGACAACAGTATTTACCTGATCAAGATGTTTTACTAAATCTTCTTCAGTTGACATATTTTCCCTCTAGCCTGTTAATTTCATCCTTGATATAAAATATTGCCTTTTCAAGATCTTGAATTGTTTTTGATTCATCTTTAAGACCTGCTCGCCAGAGATACTTAAAAGCATTACCAATATTAAAATTGCGATGGCGAGTAATATCTATACATTCTACGCCTGAAGGATCTGTTGTGTAATGTTGTGGATGATTGACTTGATCAACTGTAATGTTTAAATTATTACTCAATTGGCTCATCCTCTTCTAAATCAAATGCCTCTGGCAAAACTTTAAATATTGTAAGAATATAAGTTATTCCTACTGCTCCAGCAATACCAAGACCAATAATGGTTTTTTGTAACTTGTTCATCGTTTTGACTTCCTTAATCCAAACTTAGCAAGATAAACGTAGATAGTTTCTACGCTTGCTCCACACTCTTTGGCAATTTCTTCTGGGGTTTTTTTATCCATAAGATACCTCTTACGCATAAAAACCTCTGATGTATATAGTTTAGCAGCCATATTATTATTTGTCAACTTCCGTATTAATAACATCATAGTTGTAGGCATTAGAGTCTTCAAGTATCCACTTATCGTAACTCTCAACATCCCATTTGTTTGTATTAATGAGTCTTTGTATTACTAGATCTTTCTTTGTTACAAATGATGGCTCCTTTAGCCTTACCCGATTATTTGGCTGTATTGCAAAATTTCCATCATCTCTTTGAATGACGTGACCACATTTATGCTGACCTGGATTTTCAGAATACCCATCATCTAAAATGTTTGTTTCTGGGTTGTGCCAATCAAGTGTAAATAGGTATGTTCCAGGTACAGTTGTCTTAGATCTATCAAGATAGGACATTCTCATGTTACTCAAGTTTTCAAACTTTGTAACTGAAACATATGGACTAAAAGAATTCCAAAGAACAAGATTATGAATTGGCTCTTCTGGTACTCCTGGCTTAGTGCAAAAAGCATTAATTGGCATTCTCCACCAGATACCACCGTCTTCCATTAAAAAATGAAATAAGGGACTTCTACTTTTAATACTTGATACACCAAATATAACGCATGGAAAATATTGATCATGGCTATCTTCTTGGTCTCTTAAAAAATTACCACGGACGTAACACTCTATCGGTGGTATGTTTGCATTTAACTCAGGCATTATTTATCAACTCCTATTGCTTTGTCCCAGTTTTTAATAGCCCAATGACCAATACCGCAAGCATCTGCAACATCATTGTCTGTAATTGTTCTATCATAAATAGTATTTATAAATTTAATTGTTCTTTGTTTTCGTAGTTCTCTTTCATGAGATTTATACCAAGAAACAGATTTGCCTGGATTTTGTGCACGGATCAAAAGCTGTTCTTCTTTAGAAATTTTTTTGTTTCCAATATAATTTTGCCATGTGATTGGGGACACCTTTCCAATAACTTTTGTTCCTGATTGACCTGCTGCTCCTAAAATTGCCCCTTGAACTAAAGCAAGATCTGCAGCAGTCTTAGGACTGTTCATAAAAACAGTATGCTCAATTATAACTGCTTCAAATCCATTATAAAAGTCAAGAAATGCTTTTACTTTTTTACCAGCATCCATTACTTTTTCGTATGTGTTATTTCCCTCAAAGTTAATTTTTCCAATTGCTCCAAGATTATCTTTAGTGTATAAGGCAAATGCAAGGCTGTTTGTGCTTGCATCAATTGCACATATTGTGTCTGGTTGTACTTGATACCCCCACTTATTCTTGCTCATAATCAAAAAATCCTTTTATTTGTTTTAACATTTTATCAACTTCTTTTTTGCTTATATTACAATTAGAACAAAATCCAGAGTCGTTATAGATTGAAAGATCAACACCACAACCGCCCAAACATTTTCTAATTCTTCCAATTCTTTTTTGTCTGCGAGTAATCTGATAGCGTTCTGCTATTTTTTCTTTTGTAGCGTCGTCTCTACAAGATTCACTACAGTAAATCTGATAAGAAACTTTTGGTGTGAAATATAAGTCACATCTGCTACAAAGTTTCACTCAATTCCTCCAAAGAAGCTATCTTAATTATTCCATCGCCAGCTTCTGCACAAGCTGCTTTTACTGGACATGTCTTACAAATCTTAGAATTTCCACGATAGTTTTTAGTAGGAAGTGTTTGATCTTCCCAAGCTTTACGAACTTCACGCATCCAATTAAATGCATAGTCAATCCATTGACGATAACCATCATTTACTTCTACAGGAATAATCATTAAGTCATGGTTATTTTTGTTTTCATAAACAAGTGCGCCCTTTGATTTTCCAAGTATCTTCATATAAATAAGTAATTGAATAAGGTGTGCACCTTTTGGTTTATTTGTTTTCTTTCGGTATTCAAATGCTTCACTCATCATTGTCTTAATTTCACCAACAATTTCTTCGCCTTCCCAATTAAACATTACGTCACCGTAACCAAAAATTGGTGGATCATTTGCAATAACCTTAAACTCTGTTGTTTTTTCACCTTTATCATTAATATATGGAACTGCAACTCCAGAGGACAACATTGCTCCTTGAATTCTTTCATGCCCCATAGTTCCAGCACTCATGTTAGCAACGCCATAGGCATCTGTATAGTCATCAAACACATTACCATTAAATGCTAAGTACCAATAACGTGGACATTGCCCATGCTGGTATGCAATAGTAGATGGAGCAAATGTTTTCTTTGTTGTCATCTTTGGACCACGAGATACCGTGTATCCAGATCTAATCTTTGTAATCATGTCTTCAGCATTAAAGATTATATTCTGCCTTGTGATGGCTTCTTTCTTATCTGCCTCTTTTAGCATAACCTGCTTTAGTAAACTTTTTGTCATTTTTATTCCCTTTGTTTATATAAGTATAGCAGGTTAGCGCATTATATACTTGAGTGCTGACACCAAGCTATTAATAGATTCCGCTGCAGTATAGTAAATATTTTTCTTTGCTCTATCATTCTTATCAACATTTGCCATCCAAGTTGCTTTAAAAGCCATCTTTGCTGCAATTGCTTGTAACCTTACGATCTCAATACTTGCTACTTGCGTTGGAATATCTGGCTTAATAATTACCTTAGCAATAAATGTCAGAGCAGCAGTAAGCTCTTCATCTTGCATATAATCTGCAATTTCAGTCAAACCGTTTACCATCTCTAGTGTTGTTTTTGCTGGTTCAATTTGTTCAGCCATTGTCTTGCCCTTCTGTTAGTTGTTCTAATAATTCTACTTCTATTACTGCTAAACGAACCTTTGAATCTGCTTCCCCAAGTACAATAAAGATTGCTGGATCATTATGATTTTTGATTGCATCCGTTACTGCTTTTGCCCAGATATCTTTATTGATTGTTATACCCTTTGGATATTCCTTAAAGTCAACTGTAAAGTTTCTCCATGTAGCATCACCTTTATGTGTACCACGTCCAGAATTCTTGTGCTGTTTGGCACCAATTCTTTTTGACTCACTTCTTTCGCTCATAGTCCTTCTTTGTCATAATTAATGGAACTTTTGAAATATGTTTTTTACTGCACATCCAAGTTAGTTCTGCTGTTTGAATCCACAAACGCAAAGACTTTACGTCTTCTTTACATATTTGGCAATTAAAATCACCATTAAATATTTTAAATCTTTCTTCAGGCATTCATTAGCTTATTTCTAAGAGATTCCTGAAGATCAAGATCTTCTTTTACACGGTTGATAAAACCTTCACGACCTTGTACCTTTGTTCCATCTTCAAGTTTATACCATGCTCCTGTGCGCTCTACAAGTCCCGCAAGTTCTGCGGTATCAACAAGATCTCCAATGCCATCAATACCAACATTATCACCACGAAAATAAAAGTCATACTCTCCAGACTGAAATCCAGGAGATGTCTTAGAGAATTGTAATTCCCATTTAATTTTGCGACCAATTTTTTCTTCAATAAGTTTATCTCCTACTTGAATCTTGCCCTTAATAGCTTGATTATCTGATTCAGAGGAAAATAACTTAATAACAACTGAGGAATAAAACTTAGTAGCCTGACCGCCAGAAGGCTGCTGACTAGTATACATAGCACTAATATTATTACGAGACTGGCTAATAAGCACAAGCATAGTAGGCTTAACTTTATTATTAGCATAGTTAAGCATTTTCCATGCATTGCTAAAGTCTCTAGATTCCGCTCCAATTTGTTTTGTATTTTCAAGTTGCTTAAGTTCATCTGTATCCTTTTCAAAATATATGGCAGGAAGCAAAGATGTAATACTATCTATAACAATAATATCAACTCCTGCATTCATTAGATTTGTTCCTACATCTACCATTTCATTAATTGTTCTTGCTTGTGAGTAGATTAATTTTGTTGAGTCTACCCCAAGTTTATCAGCCCATGCTGAATCGTATGACATTTCTGCATCAATCCATGCACAAACCTTTCCTTCTGCTTGCGCTAGAGCAATCATCTGAAGGCACATAGAGGACTTTGCAGAAGACTTTGAGCCCCAAACCAGTACTTGTCTACCATAAGGAAGACCGCCCTTTAGAGCACGGTTTAAACCAAAACTAGGGGTTGCTGCATATTCAACTTTTTGACCAGTAGCGTCTCCTAAACGCTTGCGAATGCGTGGATCTAATTGTGCTAATACTTCTTCCATTGTTACTGACATTAAAATCGTACCCCGTGTTTTTCTGGTCTAGTTTTATTGAAGTCTACTTTTTCTCTCAATGCTTGATCAAGTGATAATCTAGTATACCCTGCTTCTACTGCTCCTGCATATAGATCTAGAGTACGTATAATAATATCTGCAAACTCTTTTGTTATTTCTTCTTCACCTTTATCTTTTCTAATTGCCTCCATAACTTCTGTTACTTCAGAAACAATCATCATGCATTGCTTAGCAATAAAAATATCATCAACTTCTTCAGGCCAAAAACCTTTTTCAACTGCAACCTCATGCAAATTAATTGCTAGATTATCAAATAAATTATCATACATTTACTACATCCTCCAATATAACGGTTCCATCTTTAGTCTTACCCAAAGAAACTTTATATACATTTCCTTCTTCAATAGTCATATATGCTTTAGAAAATACTGTTGGAAATACAAGAATTGAATGAAGTTCTCTTGCTGCATCTGCTACAACAAGATTAGCCATTTTTTTACCAGCCTTGGTCATTCTTGGTTTGAATGAAACTACAAATTGTTCTTCACCTTTATACGGTAATTGTTTATAATTTAAAAACTTTACTAATGCATCTTTTGATTCTTTAATGCTATCAGCTGGTATAGCATTTACAATTCTGTTATCACTGACAAGAATTAAATATGTTCTACCAGTTTCAATTAATGTATTTTCATCATCAAAAATTCCTACACTTCCAGTTTTATCAAGAAACTCAACTCTTGACCAACCCTTACCACGTTTAATTGATTTGATCATACCAAGCATAACAAAAGATCCAGTCTCTTCATATTCTTCTGCTTCCTGAATATAAGCATAGTAATGTTGAGGCACCGTCATATTAAACTCAGGTAGGTTTAAGTATTCGTATAAATTTTCTTTGATTTCTTGATCATTGCGTTCACTGTCAGCAAACGTTGCTGCACCAATTACTCTTAGTGCTTGTAATGCACGAGAGTTTACTCCGTTACCTTTTGTGAATGTAAACTCTTCAAGTTCTTTGTATGAACTAAATGGTCGTGCTGCAATATATCTTTCTGCAATTTTATCAGAAATAAACTTGATAGAACTGAGTCCAAACCTAATGCCTTTACCTTCAATCTTAAAATCCATATCCGAATCGTTAATGTGAGGTAGCTTAACACTAATGCCCATTCTTTTTGCTTCAATAAGATATTCAGTTCTTGCATCTTTATCCTTTTCATTCTTTAATAGTGAATACATAAACTCAAGTGGATAATGATATTTTAGCCAAGCTGTCCAGTATGACAGTGTTGAGTATGCTACTGCGTGTGACTTATTAAATGAATACCCTGCGTGGGCCTCAAAGTCATGCCATAAATCTAGTGCTTGATTTGGAGAAATGTATTGCGAAGCACCTTTAACAAACTGGTCTTTAAAAACATCAAATTCTTTAGCATCTTTTTTCTTACCAATAATCTTTCTAACTTTGTCTGCTTCAGACATTGACATACCACCAAGTTGTACACATGCTTGCATAACTTGTTCCTGATAAAGAATACATCCATATGTTTCTTCTGTAAATGACTTTAAGATCTGATGCTTATAGTCTGGGTTTTGACGACCATGCTTGATAGCAATATAATCTTTGCCAATAGTATTCATAGCACCTGGGCGAACCAAAGCGTTTGATGCAGATAATTCTTCAAGATTCTTTACACGCATTTTAACTAAAAGGTTTGTGTATGGTGCTGCTTCACACTGAAACACACCTTTTGTATATCCATCAGAAAGCATAGTATATACATTAGCATCTTCCATATCAATCTTTAATGGATCAATTTTTGTTCCTTCACGCTCTTTAATAATATCAATACAATCTTTGAGTACCGTTAAAGTTTTAAGACCTAAAGCGTCAATCTTAATTAGGCCAATGTTTTCAGCCTCTCCCATATCTACAGCAACAACAGGAATGCGGTCATCGCTGCCAGCAACAGAACGTGTTTCCATTGGGGCATACCTAAATATAGGGTCCTTACTAGTAACAACACCTGCAGCGTGAATACCAGTGCCCTTAATTCTTCCACGTAATTGTTCACCATACACCTCTACTTCTGGATATTTATCTCTAAACCATTGTGCACTTTTTGACATGCAGTATTCATCCCAAGTATCAATTTGCTTATTTACTTTATTTGCATCAGCGAGTGGGATATTTAAAACACGAGAAACATCTTTAACAATATTTTTATCTTTAAACTGCATGAATGTAGCAATAGATGCAACATGTCGGTATTGACGAACAAGATAATCTTTTACTTCATCACGGCGATTATCCTGAATATCTGAATCAATATCTGGAAAGTCATTACGGTCAGGGTTAATGAAGCGGAAGAACAAAAGACCGTGCTTAATTGGATCAATGTCTGTAATACCTAAAGCATAACAAAGCAAAGATCCTGCTGCAGAACCACGACCTGGGCCAACCATAATGCCTTCTTTTTTTGCCCAGTTAAGCATGTTACGGACAACTAGAAAGTAAGGACCAAAATTCTTTTCACCAATAATTTTTAATTCTTCATCAAGACGATCAAGATATTCTTTATTATTTTCTAGACCACGTTGAGATAAACCTTCAATAGCAAAAGTTTTTAATTCCTGCATTGGTTTTTTATATTGAACTGGAAGTAAATCAAGTCCCGACTTAATATCATATTCTTCAATTTTGTCTGCAATCTCTAAAGAACTTGTAAACATTTCTTCATCTGTATGACCTTGCTCTGCCATAGCAGATTTCATTTCTTCATAAGACAAAAGGTGAATGTCAAAAGTTCTAAATGACATTTTACGATCTTCGCCATATAAATAATCTAGACGCTCCATCATGTTGTTAATTTTCTTTGACTTGTCAAATGTTGATTCTTTTAATACTTTGCCATGCGTATTAAGCAGAAGCATCATTTCTTGAATTTCTTTTTGACTTGTATCTGCATGGTGACAATCGGGGGTAACTACTACTTTTACATTAAATGCTTTGGCAAGTGCTACAAGTTCATCATTAATATTCTTTGGATTATGAGGCATCAATTCAATATAAAAGTCATCTTTAAAACGATTCTTAAACCATTGAACCTTTTCTTTTGCAAATGCATACTCTTCATTCTCAATAGCTTTTGCAATAAGTCCACCCTGACATGCAGACAATACAATTAATCCATCTCCGTATTGATCTAATACTTCAAAATCAATTCTTGGTTTTCTATAAAAACCATCTGTCCATGCAATTTCATTTAGTTTATTAAGGTTTTCTAATCCTTGTTGATTCTTAGCAAGAAGGACTATATGGAAAAAATTAACATCAAGTGGACCTACCCTTTCGGACTTATCCCTTTTATCATGTCTATCTAATGCCAAATAGCCTTCTATGCCAAGAATTGGCTTGATGCCCTTTGCTTTTGCAATTCGGTACAGTTCCCGATGCCCAGATAAGGTTCCGTGATCTGTGATAGCCAATGCTGGCATACCAAGTTCAACTGCTCGGTCAATATATTCTTCTGGAGTAGCAACACCATCCATTAAGGAATAGTGTGTATGGACATGCAAGCCTACATAATTCACCTAGTGTATTACCAGTCCATGTTTGTGGATGTAGTACCTGGTGTATCAAAGCCTAGATAAAAGGCTTCTTGTTCAGCATAAGGAATTTTGTTGAGTGCCTTTTCTAGTGGAAATGGCTCTGTTGCTGCCCAATCAAATGGTTCCTTATCTGGACCACCTGGAATAAGTGTGTACGATGTTTCAGTTCCCTGACCATTGCGCTTTACTTTCCAAGTAAGATTTGAAATACTGCCTGTCTCCAGTGCGTATTCACGAATAGTGTTAAATGCAGATTGCTTGCTAACACCCATTGACCAAATAGCCACATATGGTGCTTCAATACCGTCATCTACAAGTACGTTGCAATAAAAACGAAGACGTGCTCTCCAGCCTGCCTTCATGTCCTTGCGGTGCATCTCTTCTGCCCAGTCACGACCTTCTGTGTCCATTGTATCTACAGCCTTACGCTTATAGTCTTTTGGATTTGTGTGTTCTGAAACAACAAGTGCGAGACCACGAGCCTCATTGTAATTTGCTGAATCTTCATCAAGTTCTTCAATGAAGCGAATTTTTACTGCTTGTCCGTCAGCCAACTTAAGCCAACGAACTTTTGTTCCTGTACCTTCATACTTGGGCTTGTCTACCAATGCGTTGATATTTTTTAGTCCCTTTACAATAGCCATATTATTTTTCTCCTATGTGTTTTGTTATGTTTTATTTTAGCATAGAGATGATTGAATTGTCAAACTGGAATTCCAATTTTTTAATTGCATCATCATCCATATCGCCGATATCTTTATATTTTTTATCTAACTGTATTACTGTAACAAGGTGACCTAGTTTTTCAACTAGTTTATCTTTCATGATAGAGCCAGCCTCATCATTATCTGCAACCAGTACAACATTATTGAAGTACTTTGCTAATAACTTAATCTGCGAAGCAGACACATTAGCACCCAGCGTTGCAACTGCTGGGAAACCTACTTGATCTAGTCTTATAGCATCAAATGATGATTCAACTACATAGACTGTTGTTGATGTTTTAACCTTGTGCAAGTTAAACAAAATTTTACTTTTTGGTAGTCCAGGAGTATTTTTAAAATCTTTACCCTCAACTGTTCTAGCAACAAAACCAATACACATTCCATCAGGTGTTGCCATTGGAATAATTACTGAATCTTGCTTTTCAGAAAATCCTAGATTAAATTTTACCACAGAATCTTTTGTAATGCTGCGACCTTCAAAATATCTCATTGCTCTTGGTGACTCAAGCGCTTGATTATTTAATCTTTTAATTAATACTTCGTCATACTGAACAAAATCAGCGGGTGCGTATAAAGCTTTATCAATTATTGATGAAAGGTTTGACTCTTGTTCTTTGCTTTTAATATATCTTGCTGCTTCAAAGTATGTTCTGTTTGACATAAACATAATTAACTCTGTTAAATTCTTAGTCACTTGACAGCCAAAACAAAAAAACAAACCAGACTCTTTGGATACTTCTCCTGCAGGTGTTCTGTTGTTATTGTGATAAGGACAGAATATAATAAAGTCAGATCCAAACTCTGCTTCAATATCAATTCCTGCCCCGTTAAGAACACGGCGGATTTGATCCTCTGTGTATATATCGTTACTTGCCATCTTCAAAATCCTTATAACGATAATAACCTTTGTCAAAGTCACACTGAACCAGAAAGTCTCCCATAAAACCATTACGGTTCTTTCTGAAAGCACATTCAATAATGTCGCTATTAGTTGCACGACCCATTGCTAAAACCCAGTCAGCATCATATGCAATCTGCCTAGACCATGCAGTCTGTGCAAGTGTTGGAACTGTAGATAGATCTTTTACATCGTCTGGTGTAGCAGATGAAATAGCAATAATAGGTACTTCTTCACCAATAGCCATTAGTTTAAGTTCTCGTGAAAGGTTTTTCATCTTTACCGTTTCATTATCAGCTTTTTGATTTGGATTCATTAGCTGGAGATAATCTACTACAACAAAATCAGGCTTGTATTGATCTAGTTTTCCACGAATAATAGATGGTGTTACTTCACCACCTGAGTCATTTGAGATAATATGAAATGGTGGACGACCTTCAATTTTATCTGCATGCCATTTTTTCATCATATCAAGTTCTACTTCACCGTTTGACAACTTGCGATGAGACCAAAGACCTTCACCCATAATTGTAAATGCACGATTACGTACTTCTGTTTCACTCATTTCAAGTGAGATTACAAGGGGTGTCTTACCCTGCTTCCAGGCCTGTACAGCAAAGTAGAGAGCCATCCAAGACTTTCCTATGCCTGGGTATGCTAAGAAGACTCCTAGTTGACCTGGCATAATTCCAGAAGGTAGATAATTATCAAACCCTGGCAAACCTGTTTTGATTCCTCTATGACCTAGACGATGCTGCTCTTTAACTTGTTCAAAGTATGCAATTGCAGAATCAATATCTGTTGCATCAATATCTCTAATTGCTGCTGTATTCTTTTTTAACTGTGATGTTTTTGTAATTAATTCTTCAAGGGCTTGGCCTCCTTGCCCATTTTGTACTTCTCCTGCTGCAGATCGTAAAATATCTTTAAGGCTATCATTTAAATATTCTGATTGTAATTCTTCAAGGTGATGCTTTGTTGCACCTATACCCTGGACTGGTTGAAAGTCTCTAAACTTTTCAACTACCAAAGATGTTGGTGGAACAGTGCCATTATTTTCTGCATACAATCTAATAAAATTCCACACGTCATTATGTGTGCGAAGCAATGTTTCTACATTTGCCTGTAGCAAAACGTGAAGTTGTTTATCTGCTAGGACTGCGGAGATTACTTTTGCTTCTGTATTATTCACTCAGCCACTCCTTTGCTTTTTTTCTTAGTTCTGCTCTTTGTTTAATATCTTGTTGTACTTCTAGTTTACCATTAAGAATTTTTTCTGCATTATATGCAAAGTAATTCCATGTAGGATCTTGTGCAATCTTAAAGTAATACTCTAATAAATCATAGCATTCAGAGATACCATAGGATTCAATGAGACCATCTGCTGCCCACTGTTCAACATTTAAATTAATATTAGACTTACGCTCATACCTTTGGGTATAAAATTTGTTATAGCGACTGAGCAAAGCCATTCTGTCTTTGCGTTCAGCCATTATCCTTCAGATGCCTCTTCTTGTGCTTCCTTAATCTTTTCTGTAAGCTTGTCTTCAACAAACTTATAAACACGATCAAAAGCCTGCTCTGTGGTTTCACCATCACGCTTATTGTCAATAACGCCAAGATCAAGTCTTAGTGATTGAAAATTTCCTAGATTAAGTGTATATCCTAATGTTACGTTTACTTTAGTTGAATCATTTTCCATTGTCCCACCCATTTTCTTTGTTTTAATAATTGTAGCACATAACCAAACCTTTAGATACTTTCACTCCATGTAGGAATAAATCTACCGTCTTCTGTCTTTGTATATGTAAGTATACCGTCTCCCATGCGCCGTGTCAATTCTTGTGTTGTTGGAGTCATGTTATTAGTTATTAATTTATCTTTTCTTGGTTGCCCAATATGAATACTTGCTAGTATTGCACGTATCTCTCTTACTTGTGATTCAGAATAGTATGCTCTGACTTGCCATCCTGTTTCCCCTCCAAATTTTGATCCTGTTGGTTTTGGTATAGTTCCTGCTTTTATTAGCCTTGGCATATATTTACGATGCCTATTGACAAGTATTGCTGTTTCTGCTATGGTATATGCTCGTTCTCTGTTCCGCCTGAAATCTGTACGTAGACAAGTTTCAAGTCTATCTTTTGTAATGTTATAAAAAGAAACCATTCCAGTAGATCTTGAGCTATGGTGAATTCTAACTAAATCATTATTTAAAAACCAAACTTTTTGATTTCCTTTTATTACAGATTCGTTATTGTATTCATCGCTCTGTATTTTTCGTTTAGCAGTAGCCATCTGCCCTCCCGACTATCTTGCGGTGGATGATAAAATTTTCTTTCTCCACATCGGATACAATAAGTTTCAAGATGCATCTGAGAAGTATATTGTCTATCAAGAAACACTCTGCCTTTGCATTTATTACAGCTTATCAATTTTTTTATTTTCTAAAATAATTTTTTCTTTTAAGTCATCCGAGTATTCTTTTATTGTTTTTTCTTTTAATTTATTATCGTCTAGCATTTGAGTTATTTCTGCACGAAGAATTGCAATTTGTGTTTCATAATTTGATACTAACTCACCTATACGTTGCTGTAAGGCGGTAATAATTAATTCGGCTTTTTCCATTTAATTTCCTATGCTTGTAGTGTAGCTAATTCAGATAATAGTGCTTCTTTTTTGGAAGTCTCATTATCAATCTGTTGATTTAAATTGTCTACGTTAGCCTGATTAATAGTCTCAACAGCTTGTTCTGCTATTAGACTAACATAAAGGTTATAGATATTTGATACAACAGATTTAATATGCTGTGTTACTATATTTGATTTTTCTTCATTAGTTAGTTCCATTTTATTTCCATTCTATATAAAGTCAGGGACATCTTGTACTGCGCCCCATTTTCCTAGTGGGCATTCAGCATGTGGAAGTTTTGCCTTTTGAGCCATAAAGCATCCACATTTTTTGCATTGTCCAGTAGACTTAAGAAATGACGGACATTTTTTGCATAGACTATATCTATCATTAAATGTTTCTTTATCTACGTTTTCAATTTTTGGATTTAATAGGTCCCACGGCCTTGCTGCATCCCCTGCGCTTTTTTCTTTCCAAAGTTGCCAAGCAGATTTTTCTGTCATTATAAGACCTCTGGTTCTGTAAATATTCCAGTTTCGGAATCATATTTAGCACCTGTAGCAACTGATAATGGATCATCAATAAATCTTTGTGAAACATCTATAACAATTGGATTACTAGTAAAAATAGCAGCTAGTCTTTCATCTGTATGCAAAACATCTGTAACTTCGCCATCTAAAATAAATGCTAACTTTATAGGTGTTTTATCTTGTTCTGTCATTATTTTCTCCTTTCGCTTATCTTTTAATTATATCACAAACAACAAACACTTGACAACTAAATTAATTAATTTGAAAATCATCAAATTGAGTTCCGCCACTGCCTGTTCCTGGCGGTGTTTTTATTATTCCAAAAGCGCTCTGGCCTACAAGCGAAGATTTTGTTGGGTTTGATGCGGTATAAGATTTTGTAGTTATTGTTGAACTTCTTGCCGTATTAGAATATAATGTTGTAGATATATTATTACCTGAAGTGGATACAGAAATTCCACCAATTGTTGATGGAGATTCTTCATTTGAAAAAATATTTTCTGTATTAACTGTAGAAACACTAGAACCATCCGCTTTTAATGTATCAAGTCTTGTATTATAAACAGTTACACTAGATGAGCTATTTGAACAATTTGTTGGTAGCGATCCTCCATATTGTGTATTTGGTCCAACAGTACATCCATAAACTGAAGCATCATATTCTGTTGTAGAAGCAGAACTGTCATAGACTGTTGTATTTACGTATGCATCATATACAATAGTTGAACCTGGATAATCGTATACGGTTGTATTTGTAGAAACAGAACTGTCATAAACGGTTGTATTTACGTATGCATCATATATAATAGTTGAACTTGTAGAGTCGTATATAGTTGTATTTACAGTTGCATCATATACAAGAAATCCATTTACGAATCTTGTTTTGCAGTTATTTCCAGCACTTCCTAGACCGTTATTTGGGCAACTACTTGAAGTTCTTGTTTTGCAATTGCTTCCAGCACTTCCCGATCCATTGTCTGGGCAGGAGCTTGTAGTTCTTGATTTACAGTTACTAAATAAGTTTCCTGATCCATTATTTGGGCAAGTACTTGAGGTTCTTGACTTACAGTTGCTTCCAGCACTTCCCGATCCATTGTCTGGGCAAGAAGTAGAACTCACAGTTCTTGACTTACAGTTGCTTCCAGCACTTCCCGATCCATTGTCTGGGCAAGTACCTACAGTTCTTTGTTTACAATAGCTCAATAAATTTCCTGAGCTATTGTCTGGGCAAGTACTTACAGTTCTTGTTTTGCAATTGCTTCCAGCACTTCCAGAGCTGTTATCTGGGCAACTGGTAACAATTCTTGTTTTACAGTTAGTTCCTAAGCTTCCTGTATTGTTATCTGGGCAAGTAGGAATAGTTGCAGTTGTATAATATACATATTTAGTTACAGCAGATGAAGTTTTATTAACTCTTGAAGCCCACCAAGACCCAGCATCTGTTGACCAAAATGTTAGTCCAAGGCCTTCCGAGCCAGAAGGAAAACTAGCAGAAACAACTGCATCGGTAGTTCCATCTAAAATAACTGATTGTTGCGGATATGTAGTTGGAGTTGATCCCGAAACAGTACTTGTAATAGATGCTACAGAACCGTTAACGCTCCAAAGAGAACCGTTAGAGCTAAGGCTATATATATAGGAATTTGGACTCATAGCAGAATTAATAATTGGAGTCATTGTACCTAATCCCCCAGATACCGTTCTTGTATAATTATCTATTACTTGACCAATTTTTGCATCAATTGATGAACTGTAGTAGTAGTAAAATGTTGTTCCATCAAGTGCAAGAACTTCGTCAATATAGTAAAAATAATATTTTGGGGCAGTAGCATCATTTTGATTTACATTATATGGAGAAGAACCTGCATTAGATATAGATGAACTGGTTAATCCACTTGTTAGTGGGGTAGAAAAAATTGTTCTTCCAATGTATGAAGTTTTAGATTGAAATGTTCCAGATTGATAAGTACCAGATGTTCCAGTTATTGCTGCAAATGCGTACCCAGTTCCACTAATAGATGGGGAAGTTAATTGAGTTGGAACAGGTGAGGCATTTGTAGTAATTGTTAAAGTATTTGAATCATTACCTTGATAGCCTCTATATGTAGCATTTATACCAGTAATTGGAATTACTTTAAAATCATAAGATGTGCTGGATAAAAGACTAGATATTGTTGCTGTAGTTCCAGATTCTACTGAAGAAAATGAAAAAGTGGCATCTGAAGATAATTTGTAATAAACTAAATAATTAGCAGCATTTGCCGCGGCGGTAGAAGTCCAATTAATACTAACTGAGTTATATGTGTGGCTTGTTTCTACAATTGTTATATTTTCTGGCCCATATATAGTTGTATTGCCAGAAGTTGATGATGCGGAGGTGGAATAAGTTGAATTAGTAGCAGTTACAACATACCTATATATATTAGTAGCATTTGGAGATACGTCAGTTAAATTATTTTGTAATAAATATGTATTTGTATTACTTGATCCAGAAGATGGATTAGTTGCGGATCCAGATGCTATTTGTGTCCAATTTGTTCCGCTATCTGTACTTTTATCAAATCTATATGTCATTCCAGTTGAATTAATCCAATAATAGTTTGTTCCAGTTAATGTTTTAGCATATGTTATTCCATCAGTAGATTGTGATATTGTTACCGTATTTTGAATTGATGGGGTTAAAGAAGAAGAAAATATTAATTTCCAAGATCCCGAAACTTTTAAATATGCAGAAGAAAGATTTTTCCAGACATCAGAATTTTTTAAATATACAGATGCTACATTTCTCCAGTCCCCATCACTCCCCTTTAGTTTTATTGTCATATTATTACCTTAAGGGGTATACACCAATAAGACTGAGCCATTGCCTGCATCTGGAAAAGCCGTAGGATTGCTTCCAAATGCAGATGTTGTAATAGTGTACATATTTCTTAATCCACCTGATCTATAGTCTTCAGCACTACCACTATATGATCCAGATATTTGTGCATTTTTTGCAATTTCAACTTGGCGACCTTCTTGCCCTAAAGAAAGTCTATAGATAAACGTTGATCCAGTTGCTGACTCATCACCTGCAATATCATATCTTTTAAAATCTGTATACATTAGGTATTGCGAAAGGTTATCATCATAGATTAAAAAGTCAGATCCTGTGTTACTTTGAATTGAATAGTTTCCTACTTTTATTCTTCCAGTGCCAGTTGAAATAATTCCTGCTTCATCAATAGTCCAACCATTTGTAAGGGTTCCTAGATAACCACCTCCTGCTTTTATATCTCCAGTAATCTCTGCATCTGTTGCAAATACTTTACCTGCTACTGTTACTCTAAACTTGTTTGCTGTATCATTTGGGCCTGTTCCGTTACCCGCCCAAAATACAGAATGAGTTACATCATTTCCTGGGCTATTAATGCCAGCCTTGTATGTGCTAATAGATGAATTTGAAACTGCAATGTATCCATTAGTTGAGTCTATTTCTATATTACCTTTTCCAGATATTGACGTTTTAAAAATACTACTTGATGATACGTCCCAGCCTCCGATATTTGCAGAGGCGGTAGTTAGTTTTCCATTGCTTGCATCAATTGTTGTAATACCTGATACAGAAGATGAGTTAAATGTTAAACCTGAAGAGTTTAATATGTACCCAGCACCTGAAAGGCTGCCCGAAACTATAGTTCCTGAATATAAAGATCCTCCAGAAATTATTCCAACATTGCCAGCAAAGTATCCACTTCTTGCAGTTATGTCTCCATCAATTGTAAATGTAGATCCATCCCAAGAAATATAGTTTGTCGTGCTTCCGCCTACTTTTAATGATGCTGATTGTGCTGAGTCTATATACCAATAGTTATGTGTATTAAATACTAAACCTCTTTTACCAGTATCTACTCCATATCCAAATTTAAATGTTCCAGTATCGGTTCCACTTACTCCTGCTTGAAAATATCCTGTAGTTGATACATTTGTTCCTATAAACGGTGTTCCGCTAATTGCAACATTTGAGCCAGCAATGTAAGAAGTAGAATCGTTATTGTATTCATCGTATGTAGCAACTGCAAATTCATATGTTAGTCCTACTCCTAAACCAGATAACCTGTATGCCGTTCCAGTACCTGGTGAGTCGGCATATGAGTAGGATGATACAGGACTTGTTACTGGTCTATATCTTATTCTGTATCCACGAATACCGCCAGTTGTGACGGCAGCCCAAGAAATATCTGCATAACCATTAAACCCAATTGTTCCAGTAGTATCTAATCCGCCTGTTGTTGTAACTGTTGCTACATCTGCTGGTCCTGTTGTATCTGCTACAACTGGGTTTGTTGGAGTAATTTTGTATGCAGTTGAAAATGGTGTTGCAAGTCCCGCATCTGAATAAAACCTTGCCTTAACCCAACGTGCATTAAAGTTTGAAGTAATAATATTTGCGGGATTAACTGTTCCAAAATATGATCTAAGATAAGTAACTCCTGTTGGAGCAGTAGAACTTGTTGACTCATATTCTACAATTTCAATTGAGTTATATCGTGCTTCAGTTGGTGTGGTATAGGCAACGCTATAACCAGCATTGATTGCTGTTACAGTAATTGTTGGGGTTGGTAGGTCTAAGGTATAGGTAGGAATAGATGCAACACACGCTGTGCTACTTTTATTATAAAATGGATCTATTGATAAAACGCAGATGGCTGTAAATACTGTTCTTTGGATTCCAAACATTGATTCGTTTAGTGCTTTTGTTACTGTAAGGGTTTGTGCGGTTTGAGTTCTATTTACTAAAAATGATTGAAGGGGTGTTTGCTTTGTTACTCCATCTGCGGTTAGTTCAACTATAAATTCAGATACCGTTGAATTTAATGAGTCCAAATAATCCCAGTTAAAACCAATTACTAGATCATCTCCAGACCAAGATGCAGTAACACTTGATACTGCAGTTGGCGTAACTGCTCCATAACCAGTTTTATAACCTGGATTTCCATTAGATGGTGGAACATACTGTTTTTCTTTTGTTCCCGAAGGGTTTGCAGATCCTTTTACTCCTGTAGGATTAGAAGTGTTGGTTCCCCCAGAAGCTATCAGCTTTCCGTCAAAACCAACAATATCAATTTCTGCACCTTGACGTGATTTTGTTTGTGAAACTTTATTCCAAGCAACTCTAGGGTCATCAGCACTTATTGGTACCGTGGGATTTTTTGCAACGCTTTTGCCACTTTTATATTTTGAGTTCATGGCTGTTCCTAATTATTTTGGACCTGTTGCTTGCCAATTTAAATAAAAATATCCAGTCAAAGGATCAGGATCTTCGCTTGTGCTAGTTGCCCTTGTTACTCTAAAACTAAACTGTGAATCAGTTACGTGAAAAATATTAAAAATAATATTATGATTTGTATCGTCAAGTGCTCCAAATGATGAATGTCCAAATCGCATTGTTCCAGTTACAATAGGTTTGGCACTAAAGGCTGTTGTTCCAGATACTGCGTCTATAAAAGATATGTCTCCATAAAATATTTGATCTCCTGTGTTGCTAGATGCAGTTGTGGTATCAATTTTAGTTGTGCCATAAAGCATTTTTTGTGGTCCTGGATTATATTCATGAACTACATCATTATCGCCATTCCAGTCTACGGTACCCGAACCCTGCACACCAAAATTATTTGTAATAGAGCTAATACTATCGCTATGCTGATTAACAACATTAATGACTTGCTGCCATGCACCAAGGTCTATAATATTTGGATCTGATATTTTTACATAAGGCATTCTTGTTCTCCTATTTTATCAATTATACCATAGCAGAATGTTGTCATTTATTGTATCCTTTTAAGTCCCAGCCTTGTTTCAAGGCCTTGATTAAATGAGTGAGATACAGAATGAACAAAATATTTTTGCTGGCTTATACCATTTAGAGAATAAGTAAGAGTAATTATGTCTCCAACTTGGATTAAAGGATTACCAAATATACTAAGGTTGGCATCTTTTGAAAAACCTTCAATTCCCATTTGTACCAGCTTAAGCATTCTTTGTGCTGCTTGCTTTGACTGTATCCATTCTGAGTCTAGTTGTGCTACTTCTGAGCTATTAGATTGATCAATCAATACCTCCAAAATTTCAGGGTCAGAAGGAGCAACAATTTCATGTGTCCAGAGATTTAAGTTAATTGTAAATTGATCAAGGTCATCTGCCTCTTTATGTAAAAATACCATGTTTGATGAATTATTAGCAATTACCATCTTTGCTCTAAATCCTGTGTTAATTGGGGTTGAGTAAGAAAGTGAATATTCATCAATTAACTTTTTTTGATAATTAGTCTGATCTTCTTTTTCATTTCCTGGAAAATAATACCACATATATTCAACTGGTAACACATCTACTGAAACTGCTGCAGGAGTTGTATATTGAACATCGTAATAGTTAATTCCAGCTACTTCAGGGCTTGTCTGCATTAAATAAGTAATTGAATTTGAGTATAGTGGTTGACCTTGGACTAAACCATTTAAAAATTCTCTATCTTGGTAAAAATAACTAACGCTTCTTTCTGTTAATGCTTTTTCTGTTGCATGAATTTCTCTAAGGGCGGCAGGAGAAACTCTTGTTCCCTGATCAAAATATTCAGGTTCTGGGTGTAGATCTGGAACCATTGTAGGATACATTGATGCATGAAAGCCAAACTTAGTTCCTGTTTGAATGTCATCATCAAAGTATGGTTTTTGTCTCATACCAGTTAAACCATTTACTTCAGTTGATTTCCAGCCAGAACCTCCAGGATTTGTTGTTACATCATAATCATCTGTTTTAGATTCTTGCCATCCAACTATTTCTACGTTGTTTAAAAATATTGATAAAATTATTTTGTTGTTTCCTACGGTACCGCTTTCTCCATCTGAACCATCTGAAGAAGTTATTGCAACTTTTAAATTAAATGGGTTATCTGTTACATAAGAGTATTCATATTCTTTACCAACCAAAGTTTTTTTAATTATCTTTGAAAAATTATTTACGATACTGTTACACTCTCCAGTAACCTCTGACCAAAACATTACACCAGTTGTTACATTTTTTGCTAATAATACATACTTGTATTTTGGTGGATCGTAAAGATCTCCTGGTGATTTTGGATTTTCTTGGTTATACCTTACAAGCTCAATAAAATAAGCTTCTGCAGAAGATGTTGTACTTGCCATGTTAAAGAATAGACCAGCAGAAGCCACAGACTGATCTGGCATATCAAACTTTACAGAATAGGTGTGATAACCTATATCTGTTTCAGTTGTTGGATATATGAGAAGTTTATTATTTATACCAATATCATATATGGTTTCACTAACGTTTATTTTTGAAATGCTTGGCAAAGTACTTTCATTATCATTGTCATCTATTATTGATGTATATCCTGAAGATGTTGCTAATGCAAGGGTTGAATCATTAAATCGTTTTTCAGAAAGACTCTTGCTGGCTAAAGTAGTAATTCTTGTATGTGCTGCTGGCACTGTTCCATATAGTCCACGCTGAACATTTGTAATATTTCCAGTAGGAGTTACTATAACTTCATAGTCAAACGGAACTGTTGCCTCTCCGCCAGAGACATAAGTGCCTGCTGCTGGATCAATAATTGAAAAAGAAGTATTTGTTCTGCTAGAAATAATTCCATTTATGTTATATGTTTTAGGATTAACTGCAGTGACAATCACTTTTTGTCCTACCTTAAAAGTATTTGCTGCCGTATAAACTACTGCGCTTCCGCTTCTAGCAACATTTGTAACAGTTGCATAAGAAGTTTTTAGCCCAACATTATTTTGTTTAATAAAATTGTTTATTTCCGATTGAAGTTCCGTATCATTTTTTATTGAAACTGTAATTGGACTTTCTCCAAACTTTCCAATCTCATATTCTTTATAAAGAAATGAAACAATTTCATTTTCAATAAAAGCATAACCACTTGCATCACGATTAAAAGTATGAAAAATGTCTTGAAGATCATTAACATTTATGTTAAACATATTTGAATTTTTTTCCATGTTGCTATTTATATAGTTAAACCCAACAGAGTCTATGCTTTGTTGCTGCCATACAACATCATTAGATGTTGCATAAACAAAAGATGGAGAATTTTTAACCATTGGGTTTGTAACATTTTGTAAAGAAGGAGATTGTTTAACTTTAGGAATTTGATATCTTAAAGAAATTTTTCCTGGCTTTGCTTTATTAGAGATAGAAAATCCACCTTGTTTAATGTTAAAGTCTGAGACTGTTAGATTAGATGTGCTTGAAGATAAAATATTATGCAAACTTAAAAATTTCATAATTCCATATTCATCAATATATGCTCCAATTTGATAAGCAACAAATATCTTATTAAGTGTGTCTACAATAGTTGAGTCTTTTGAGTTGCAGTAAAAGTATGCTAGATCCATTGGATTAGCTTTATTGTTACAAACGTTGTAAAGAGAGTCATAGTCGTAATCTGTAAAACCAGCCAAATCAAGAATATTAGTGATTACATCAAATACGTTTTTTAAGTTAACTACATAATCAGGAACTGGGGTTGATTGGAGATATCTTGAGATATCAAAAGACTGAATAGAAACTGTATCTATATCTGATTCATCCCAAGAGTCTGAATAAAATACCCCTGCTGGAACATAGGCTGTTGTAGATGTTACGGTATTTGTAGATAAATCAGAGTACTCAAAAAGATTAAAATTAACATAAAACTTAATATTTTTTCTAAGAATACTTGAAAGCAATGTAGAGGCACTATCGCTTTGACTAGAAAAAACATTAACTATTTCATTATTATATAAAAGTGGTATTGCTGAAAGTGTTATGTTACAACTGTTTGTGTTCATTGAGGAAATAGGCAATAGATTATTTTGTCCGTCTAAGGATTTATCTATTGATATATTTTCAACAAAACTTGATAAATCTACTTCAAGTCTTGGAGAAACCTCAACAAGTTGCATCTTGACTAAATCACTAGTTAAATTAGCATTGTCATAAGAAGAAAATTCGGATCTGGTTGTTTTTGATATTTGTGATACAGATAATGATGTTAATGACATTGTTTGGCTTATAGACCCAGAACTTGTAAAACTAGGCATAGAAGACCACTTTGTTTTTGTCCATTCCGAGCCTGTGTAGTATAGAGTCAATAGACCTGTGGTAAAACTATCTGCGTTAGCTGGCATAGATATGGTTTCACTGCCGTCAACACTAATAAAAGAATTATTTACTTTTATTTTTATTGAAGGTATTGTTACTAGTGTATTAAACTTAACAATAATTTTGTTAGTAAGAATACCCTTTTCATATTTTGCCGTTATCATATTACTTGTACCATCTGAAACAAAATATTTATAAGCAGAAATGTCTGTTGGTAAAGCACTCTTTAGTGCTGGTACTGGGGAAGATGCTAGAAAAAATGACGGCATTTGCGTTATAGAACTTATTGGAGAATATACAGCAGATGTATAACCAGTTATTGTAGGTGAGGTAATTTTTCTATAATTAGAAGGAAATAAACAATTTATATTTCCAGATGGTACGTATGACTCACCTGGTCTAAAGTATGAGAAAACGCTATCGGTTGGCCAAAAAGATCCATACTTATAGTCCTCATAAGAGGTTTTGTATACTTCTGGTACCGTAAAATATACTATTGGATTATCAGTTATACCACTTAAAACATTAAAATTAACTCTATAAGTAAATGAAGATATAGTATCTCCTGATGCTTGCGATGTTCCAATGTATGTGGTAATTTTAGTCCACCCAAGAGAACTAACTTCTTCTTGGGTTGATCCGTATTGACTACTTGTTCCTTCGGCAAAAGCAGTAGCCATAATTGGCATAGAGTTATTTGTTTTTACATAGGTAATTATTTTATATGCTTTACCGCCATTAGCAGTAACAGAATATTGTAAAAAACCTTGTCCACTTGACATTGTAAATTTTTTAGTTGTAAAGTTAGGTTTTGATTCACCTGTGGTTGCAGAAGCTAGGGTACCCGTAGAAGAAGGCGATGTTAAGCTCATTGCTGTAATATCACCTGCAATAGTTACATAAGGTGGATTAAATAAGTTATGATTCCACTCAGCAGAAACTACGGGGACTAAACCAATTGAATCAGAATCATTAAAGATTGCAGAGTTAATGTTATCTAACACTAGATCTCCGTAAATTCAATACTTATATCTACATAGTCTGCTACTGAGGTTCTTTTTGAAAGAGTCTTTGAAAATGAGGTTATAAAAACACTATATGTTCTAGATCCCGTTGCATTTGTCGTAGATGTTTCTGTGTACGCCGTTTTAAAATTAGTGCCAGATTCGTCTGGAATTGCACCTAGAGCAGGGTCTGCATTAAGTTTAGATTCAATAACCTTAACATATATTGGGATCCCAGCGTTAGCATTATAAAATGATTCCATCCAAGCAGCGCCTTTATTGCCGTCTGCTGTCTCTGCTGTCTTTGTAGGCAAAAATGTCCAAGAAGTTGAAATGTTATGTTTTTTAGCAACTACATATTTTCTCATAGCACCATTGGCCATACGAGATGATGACTCAATTAGATCCACGTCTATCTGGATAGGTTCTCTATTATGGTCTGTTAGTTTGTACCAAGTTGATCCATTTAAGGATACCTGTATACCTGCTTGAATTTTATATACCATTACATCATCACCGCATTTGATTTATTATTTTTTGAGGTTTCAAGTTTAAGTTTTCTAATTACTTGGTTTGCTATTTCACTTGGATTTGAACTTCCACCATTTATAGTCATATCAATATTATACACTGCTCCACCCATTGAAGTGCTTGAATTTGATGTACCAACCTTTTGATTGTTAATTGCATCCATAAATCCAACACCATAGTTTTTAACTGAATCTGCTTTTACTATATATTCTCCATTAGATACACGAAGTTGTGGTAGTCCACCACTTGCAAATCTAGCAGCGATTGAGTCTGATGTTCCCGTGCCTGGACCTTTAATAAGACCACCCATGTAGTTGCCTTTTGCTTTTGCTTTATTTAATGCTGTTTCTGCATTAGTAACTCTTGCTCCAGCAGTTAATTCTGAGATTCTATTTTCTAGATCTGTTATTTTTTTATCAAGTGCAATAGATGCTGTTTCTTTATTAAATTCTGCTCTTTGGAATGATTTTTGTTGATCAATTATTGCAGCACCAATATAGTTACCTGAAATTTTTGCTTGAACTGCCTCTTGTTGCAATTGCATTAATTTTTGTTGATACTCATATTCACGTTTTACTTCGTCGGCAGATTCTTTAGATGCATCTCTAATTTTCTTTTTTTGCACAAGCTCTTGTTGAAGTCTAGCAATTGTAAGCTTTGCTTGTTTAGAAAGCACATCAGTATTTGTTCCACCAGCGCTGCCGCCGTCTTCAATACCGCCAAACATCTCTGCTAAAGTTTTTTGAGTTTGATCATACAATTCTTTAAAATCTTTTGATTTTGCGTATGCTTCAATTTGTTTAGCTAGGCTAGTTTTTCTCATTAAATTGTTTTTTTCAGCAAATGATCTAACTGCTGGAATACGAATATTGCCTTTTTCGTCACGCTCTATAGGTGTTGTTTGCATTACAGCATTTGCTAACATTATTTGTCCAGCACTTAATTTTGCCGCTAGTCCTGCAGATTTGTAGACTTCTTTAATTTGATTAAGTCTATCAATAGCATCTTTATTTCCACTATTATTTATTGCAGTACTAAGTGCAATAACTCCAATTTTTGCATTAAGCGAAGAAGCATTTACTCCGTCTATTCTTTGTTTCATTTGATCAAAAGTAAGTGATCCATTACTAGTAATACTAAATATATTTAACAATTGATCTGCAAATGCTTTTTGTACTGCAGTTAATTCTTTATATGATTTTGCAAATTCTCCTGCAACATTTACATTATATAAAAATGAATCACCATTTTTTTGAATTAAAGTATCAAGTTTGTTTAAACTTTTAGTTGTAGCTGTTTGAGCATCAACAACATCTTTAGAAACAGACTGCCAAACCGCTCCAAAATCTTTTGTTCTGTTCGCAGCGGCAAGTAAAACTTGTACATATTGTTGTGCATTTTTTGGATCAAGTCCACCAGTTGCAATTGCTGAAGTAACTTGTGATCTAATTGAACCTGTAACACTTTGTAGATCAGACTTATTAGATGATATATTTTTAATAAATTTTGATATTGGGTCATCTTCTGGAAGTGCTTTAATAGAAGCAACCATATTTTGAATTTCTGGAGAAAGAAAACCTAAAGAATCTTTAAGGGTTTTTGAAGAATCGGTAATACTAGTTATTTTTAAACTAGTGTCTAAAGCAGTATCGCCAAACATTTTAATAACTTCTGTACTTGCTGTAAAAGTTGCTTTTACTGTAGCATCATGTTCTTTTTCTTTTGATATAAGTGTAACTAGTGCAGAAGAAACTAATCCTATTGCAGCCCCTGCTGCAGTACCCCAGGGACCAAAAAGCATACCCATATTAGCACCAGTCATGGTAGATTGAATAACTCCTTTACCAGCAAAGTCTGGCATGGATCCAAGTGCCATGTTTGCACCAAGGAGGCCAAGACCTCCACCAAGTCCTCCAACCCTACCCATTCCTCCACGCATTCTTCCTGCTACTGAAGTGTTTTGTGCTTGTGGTCTAGGGATTACTGATAATTCTTGTGTTCCCGCAGGAATTATAGGACCAATTGGGGCAGGGCCTTGTCCTCTTGTTGCACGTCGTGCTCCAGTTCTGGTTCCATTTACTGCTGTTGAACTTAATTGTTCTGCTTGTGTCTTAACATTCTTTTTACGCTTTTTCATTCCAACTTCAAGGCCACGAGCAATGTCTTCACCAATTGGAATTGTTTTTTTAGAAGGAGATGCAGTACCTGCTGCTTTAGCTGCAGATTTAATTGCGCCATTTGAAATTTCTGCTGCTTGCCCGTTCATAACTTGTGCAGCTTTTGATACAGATCCTGAAGCCATTGGATTAGCTTGCAAAGATGCAATGTCTGTCATCTGTGGTTTAAATACGTGACCCATCTGTAAATCTGCTGCAGAGTTTCCAGTCATTCTTTCATATAGAGTTTTAACTCCAGGTCTGATTGCTGTGTAAGACCTTGTTCCAAATAGTTTAGTTTGAAAAGCTCCTCTTCTTCCACGAGATGGGTTTGTTTCTCCAGGTTTTCTTGCCTCTGTAGGAATTGTTCCATATACATCTGGATCTAATCCAAAAGTTTTTCTTACAACTCCTCGTTCTGCCTCAGATGCTATCTGGTTAACTTCTTTTTCTACCGTTTGTCCTGCATTTGTCCAAGCGCTAGCAAATCTTTCATTACTATCTTTTATGTCTTTATATGTTGTATCAAGATCTAAGTTTAATTTATCAACAAAAGACTTAGTAAGGTTTTCGTATTCTTTTGCAATAGGATCAAATTTTCCTACACGTATATTTGATTGTGTTGGAGCAATTCCTCTTGACTCACCAATTCTTGCTATTAGGTTTGATAAAACAGAAGGGACGTCTGTTGCTCCTGCTTTTTGTTTCATATTTTCTGTTTTGTTTTGTAGTCTCATTGCAAATTCTGGAAATATTGGAATTTTTCCATTTGCAAAACCTGGAATATTTCCAGCAACTAGTCCTGCAACCATTCCTGGATATTTTTTTACACTTGCTGCTGGTATTACTGCTTCACCATTTGAAACCATTGCTGGAATAGAATCTGAAGTACCATTTCCTGGACCAGTGATAATTCCACCATTTGCAAGTTTTCTTGGAATTCTCATCATTCCAGGATTGATCGCTGCAAACCTTGCTCCTGCTGCTGCTGCTGATTGATATGCAGCAATAAGTTTATTTAATTCTGCAGTCTCAACTGTAAATTGTTGTGTGAGTCTTGCATGTGACTGATTAAGTGAATGTGCTGCGGCAGCTGCTTCTAGTTGCTCGGTTGTCATGTACTGTGTTTGTTCACCAAGATTTTTTGATTGCCCTGTTAAATTTTGATAACCAGTACGAAGTGTTAAGAATAATTTCATTATATTTGCAACACCGTTTGCAAGTAAACCAAAAGTCATAAGTAGTATTGGTCCAAGACCACCAATAACAGTTACCATTACGGTAATTGCTTTTTTAGTTCCATCGGAAAGATCTGCAAATCTGCTTGCAATTTTTGAAACAAAGTCAAGAACAGGAGTTACTGCTTCTAGAAATGCTTGTCCTACTGGAATTATTGCAGCCTTAAGATCTTCAACAGATTTTTTAAATTTATTCATTGATGAATTGGCTGTAATGCCTAATTCTTTATTTGATAAAGATGCAAGTTCTTGTACCGATGATCCTGCTAAATCTAAAACTCTAGAAGCTTGTGTTCCATCTTTAGTTACGTTTTGAAATAATGTAGACAAACGAGCAAACTGAAATTTACCAAACATCTGTTCAATGGCTCTGGCCCTCTGTAAAGGTGCAAGAGTATCAAGTGCTTGAGCAAAACCAATTACAGTAGCTTTTAGATCGCCTTTGTTATTTTCTACAATACCATTAATATCAATGCCCAGTCCCTGAAACATTGCTCTTGCTTTTGTACTTGGATTAATTAATGATGCAAGGCCAGACTTAAGTGCGTTAGCTCCTTCTGATGCATTTACTCCGCCTTCTTTCATAGCAGTGAGGAAGAATGCTAAATCTTTTACATCTCCACCAAGTTGCTGAATAATTGGTGCAACTTTTGGAATTGCAATTGTTACGTCGTCAAGAGATAAAACAGTCTGGTTTTCTACTGCGTTAAGAAAATCAATGCTATTGGCAAGATTGGCACTTGAAGTTCCAAATGCATTTTGTAAAGAAATTGTAGTTTGAAGAGCCTGTTGATTATCAATTTGTCCAAGGACCGATAGTCTTGTTGCTTCTGTTGTCTGGCGTTGTAGATCTAGCCCTTTAAAGCCTGCTGCAGCCGCATCAGCGGCCAAACCAACAGTATCTGCAACTGCTATACCATATTTAGTAAACTCGCTTGCAAGGGCCTGTACGTCTGCTAGAGCTTGTTGTGTTTCTTCTTGTGGAGTAAATAAATCTCCATATACCTTTTTAAATTTAAGTGCTTGTGCTTCCATCTTCATAAAGGCTTGGGATGCAGCAGAGCCAACAGCCATAAGTGGCAGGGTAAAACCAACCATTAACTGACGTCCAGCCCACTGTGTATTTTTACCAAAGTTTAATAGATTAGTTGAACCTTGCTTCATTAGCTGATTAAACAGTGCTTGTTTCTGTGCAGCAATTTGAGTCTGTGTTGCAAAGTTACCCATATCTAACTGATTAGGAATAATAGCAATAGCTTTCATTACTCCAGAAGCATCTCTGCCCATCTTAATGTATTGGGTTTGAAGTTTCTTTACCCGATCTTCTGCTACCTTGCCAATTGTGTCATACTCTGATTTAAATAATCTACCAAATGTTTTTGTAGATGCTCCAGCATAACGGAAATATTCTCGCATTGAGAACTTGTTCTTTTCAAGAGAGCTAGTAAAAGACTCTGATGTTGTTTTTACATTGCGGAGTTCTGCAGAAAAAGATCCAATAGCATTTACGCTACTAAGAAAATTTCTCTGCAGATCCCTTTGTGCAAGTGCTGCTGCTGAACTTGATTTAGCTATTGAAGAGTGAAACTGAGATATCTGACGTTGTAGGTCCTTAAGTTGGCCCAATGCTTTGGACGTGTCAATATTTACGCCAATATTAGCATTTACATCAGCCATGCATCACCTCTTTTAAGTTTTATTATTCAAATGCAAGAGTGTTTGCTACAGATCCAAGTTCAATTCCTGATGCTGCTTCAACAATCTTATAGACCGTAGGAAGATCAAGAATTTCTTCAAGTGCTTCCAAGTCTTTTGCCAATTCTGGCTTGTACTGCTGCATAGCAATTTGAACACACTCAACAAGAAGAGTCATTGACTTTTCATTGTTATCCGCCACCGCTGCTACTCCTTCAAACTTCTTCATGAACGGGCGAAGCAAAGAAATTTTAAGAGGTCTAACCTCAATCTTTGTCCCATCAATGAGAGTAAGTTCGTTCCCCTCGTGTACTTTTGTTGCCATTCGTTCCTCCTATGTAGGCTTAGTCAATTATAGCATAACGGAGGGGTCTCTAGCGTCTTCATAATCAAGACCCATGTTAATTCCAAAACCTGCAGATGATGCTTTAGGTCCTTGAAAAGATAGAATATCATTTGAATCATTTGTTTGACCTTGGCTAAATACTCTAGCCTTCATGTCTTCCCATTGCTTTTGTCCTTTATCTTGTTCTCCTTCAAGGTCAACTCCTTGAATGGCTGCCAAGAATTTCTTTTCCTCATAATCTAATTCTCTTTTGCTTTCTATGGTTGCCAGTAGTTCGGGCATAGAAAGAGATATTTCTAGTTCACGATAGTCTTTCCATATGCCCAATAAAAAAACTTCGGACTCTAATTTAGCAAGATCAAATGTATCCCAAGTTACTCCATTTTCTACTGCTTGATCTTTTACTGCTTCTTCTGATTTATTGTTTATTTTTATACCGCCTGCAATATCTAAAACCTCATATATGTTTGGAAGGTCAAGGTTGTCCTCAAGGTCTTCAGTACTTCTAGATATAGAAGGATAATATTGTTTCATGGCTATTCTTGCACATTCTGCTAATAAGCCAATTGCTTCATCATCATTTTTAGCAGTACGAACTAACTGAAAAGCATCCATAAACTCACGAAGGTATTTTATCTTTAAAGGCATTGCCTCAATTTCTCTACCATCAATGAGTTTAATTATTTTGTTATTATATATTTTTGTAGCCATAGAATTCAATTTTATCATATAGAAACAACAAAACCCACTATTTTCATAGTGGGCTAAGTCGTATAATTTATGTTAAATTATGATGCTGGTGTCCAGGTACGATCTACGATCTTACCATATGAACCAGAAACATCTTCTGGAAGTAGACGGAATGAAACTTCAAACATTGAAGCCTCATCACGCTTTGCAGATACTGTAACATTTTCAATTGAAAGTGCACGGTATGCAACATAGACTCGCTCTACATAAGCAGAGTTATCGCAATCGCCTGTGCCAGGACCAACAGCAACAATTCCACGCTCTACTGGACATTCGCCAATAGTGCCTGCAGAAAGGTTGAGAGTACGGCCAGCTGATTGTGACTTTGTGCCTGAAAGATTTGAGTCTGAGTATGCCAAAGACAATAGAAGATTTTCTAGTGTAGCTTCAGCAAAAGCAGTAGCTAGATTAACTTGCATTCCCTGCTTGTAAAGTTTTGCAACGTCAAGAACCTGATCTACTGCAACCTCACCAAAATCTGGTTGGAATTGTAGCTCAAGACCATTCATTGTGTATCCGACATTTGTGTAATCTGCATCATCTGAGAGGGTAGTCTTATATGATTCTGATCCTACAAGTGGGGTATCTGTAAATACGTCTGCGTCAAGTGTTGTATCTGCTATAAAAAGAGCAGCTGCACCAACGATAATGTTGGTAGATGTACCACGACTATATGCCATATTTTCACCTCTTTTTTCTAAATAGGTTTATTAAGTTGTTTGGCGCTTGTTTCCTCAAAATTAATTATAACAGCATTTTTAAGTATATAGGGAATCTTTTGTATGATAATCATACTCAATAATTAGTTTACCCCGCCAGTTAAACTTGACAGATCCTAGCTCAACTAGGTCCCTAGTCTCATCTACTTGGAAAACCTTAAAACGATGAAAAAATACATTTATAGGAGGTATTTTATCGGGATTTTGAATAAGCCATAGATTAACATCTTCTGCGGCTGCATCTTCTCTATCTAGGGCTTCTGCAATTATTCTTGCTATATTGAATCCCTGAGCATCATCCGAAGAGTGAATGGTATAAACCAATTGCTCTCTTTTATGTCTATACATTGTGTCTTGTCTATATCTAGCTAATCTATCATATGCTATTAAAAATGCATCTCCAGTTACAGTGATTTCTCCAAATAGGTCATCTAGGTTGGTGGACTGTACTGGAACTATTGGATCTATTCCCTCAATACCCGTAACTATTCCAAAATCTTTTAACTGAGCAATAATATATTTATTGATAAAAAGAGGTGGAAACCCTGTTTCAGTGGCTGCGTTAAAAGTCATGGTTCTATTCTACTCCCATATGTGCATTTGCTATCCATTTAAATCCAGTGTTAACTCCAACAGCCTTACCAGACTTTGATCCTTTTTTAATGTTTTGTTTATAAAGAATTGGATTATTTATGTAAGACTTTAATCCCGATGATGCTAAAAATGATTGTCTAAAATAAACGTTAAAAAATTCATCAACGGCACGTTCAAAGGATCCTGAAACGTAGTCTCCTCCAGGATTGTCAATAGTAATATCATTGCTTGTAAAAACGGTTTCTCCGTTAGATTCAAATACTAAAACTTTTGATTTCTTGGGAGATATTTTTACTGGTATACCATCTTCCATTATTTTTGCTTTATTATAAAAAGGTGTTGATGATCCCTGAGACAAGGAACTTGACTGTTTAAATGTTGACATAAAGGATAATCCTAAATTGCTTACAGTATAATCAAAGTCAAAAAGTCTAGCATTAGGACTTCCAGTTTTATACCATTCATAAATATGATGAAGTGCTTTTGGGTTTGATCTTGCTTCAGCATCAACGTATTGTTTTAATACTAAAATTGTGCTTTTACCAAGATTTTTTAAAAAAACACTTTTGCCCTTTTGAGCACCATCTAAAAACCCAATAGAATAATTTGCTATATTTAAAATAGATTTTTCAAATTCTTTAGCATTAAGAGAAACTCTCATTAGTCACCAACTGTCTGATTTTCTGATCTACGCCACATCATGTAATAGTATTCAATGCTTTGTAAGCCACCAATAAAAGGTTCTATTGTGGCGAGTTCATAGATTGTTCCTCTGCCATTTCTTGGTCCCGCAGTTTCTCTATATACAAGGTTATCTTGTGGAAGCCTTATATTTGTTATTAATACGTTTGTTATAGCATTATTATCATTTTTAGAAGAAGTTCTAATATCAGTTTTAGATCTTGCTACTAATTTTCCATCCGTCTGAAGAAATATTGCAGGACTCATTTCTTCCTGAGTTCTTTTTGTAATTGGCTGGGCATTGCATGTAATTGTTTTATCAAATACCCAATCTTTTATTGCCTTGCCATATTCATTTTGTTTAATTATTGCATAATAAACATCAGCAAGCATTGGGTACATAAAGTCTGGTTTATCACAATTCATCACAGCATCCCAGGTGTACGCAAATTTGTAATGTATTTATCAAGAATAATATCAACTAGAATGTTTCCAGTTCCAAAGAACTTAGATGAGTCATATTTTAGTTTAAATTGATCTGTTTCATATTCACTAACATAAGATTTGTAGTGATCCATTCTTCCGCACTTAAGGTCATCAATCATCATTCCTACTGCATCACGTACATCATTTGGAATAACTTTATACCCTGAATCATAATCAATTATATAATCAAAACCTTCTGGAAATGAAACTGCTGTATTTTTTGTGTTTGTCCACATGTTGTCATAATTTTCATATGGTGCATATGTATAAAATGAGTCTGACCCTGCATCTCTATACTTAAGTGGTTTTCTTTCTGCACGATCTTTTGATTCATAGTAAGATGAGTCTGTAGGAATTTTAACAATTGCAGTTCTATCTTTTGTAACTGCATAATCAAATCCATTTAGAGCTGGTCCATCTACTGTATCTGTAATGTCATACACAAGTTGCCCATTTTCATAAACTTGATTAATCTTATAAATTGTTCCCCAAACAGGGATATAATCAGTTCCTTGACCAACAACCTCAAGAATTTTCTTTTCAAATGTAAAGCCTCGGTTAATTAATGAATCAACAATTGCTCTAGCAATACGTTCATTATATGTTGCTTCTGCAATTTCTGTTGCAGTTGTGCCTAGTGTATTTGGATCAACATATGGTCTAATAATACTAAGAATGTCTTGAACAAGAATATCTTCTTCGGAATCTTCAAATATTTGTACCGAGTAATCGTGATCATAAGTAATAAAATCACCCGTCAAAGTAAAAGTAATCTGAGAGTTTGCATCAGATGTGATTGTTTCAGATACCTCAATTGTTTTAGGGGCATTTTCAATAGTAAACAGGTAGTCTGTATCTGGTAAAGGAACGTCATACTTAATCTCAATAGGGTATGGTGGGAGTCTTAGAATTATCATAATTATTTACCGTAGTACTTTGCCACTTCTTGAGGTGTCGCTGTGCGAACCTTGTTGTGGGTAAGCCACTTTTCGGAAACCTCCTTGGTTACAATGTTATAGCCTTTTATGATTTCTCCAACACCATTCCAGAAAATATTACGTTCTGAAAAGAGTGCTACTTTTTCATTAATTAGCTTTTCTGCTTTTGGGTTTACTGTTGACTCTTGTTTTGGAGTCCAACTAGAAATTACTTCAAGCATGTGAACTTTTGTTGTTACCCCAAACAAATCAATGTTATTTTTCTTTGCATAAGACTTTATTTCCATAACAGTCTTTTTAGATAAATCTTCAATAATAGACATTAATTCCTCCTATGTTATTATACCAGAATTAGCGTCGTCTTCCTCTACCAAAATTATTTTGCATTGGTAAACGAATTCCATTTGGTGTTCCCGATGGATTTACAGCATTAGGTCCCGATGTTTCTCCAAGAGTTGCTCCTGAAGCTCCAAGTGTATTAACTTGTAGACCACTAGATCCCATAATAATAACACCTGGATTTCCTAATGTAACAATTGCTCCTTCGCCATTGTGACTATGATCAATTGGTTCACCTGGATAAGACATTTTATTCTCCCTATAAATGACTGAAGGGAACGGCTTTTACACCGTTCCCCAAGTCAATCGTTTTAGCGATTATGAGTTATTTGCTGCTGTTGCGTATGCAACTGCGTCAAGTTCTTCCCATTGTAGACCAAAGCGGACGAATACTGTGTATTCAATTGTGTCCTTCTTTGGTTGGTAGAAACGGTTTACAGTGATATCACGTTGGAATCCCCATACACGGTTCTGTGGGAATGTAAGATCTACATATCCTGCAGGGTAGTAAGGAACTTCTTGGACTTCAACACCGAGAACACGAGTTGTACGTGCTCCACCAAATGTCTGAGCATTGCCATCAAGGTATGCTTGACGGTTTGCAGGTGTACCTGCTGGCTTACCAGCAAATGCTTCTGCGATTGCATCAGCCAATGTACCATTATTTTTAATGATACCCTGGAATGCGTCTGTACCAGCATAGAACTTAAGATTGTTCTTGATTGCACGATACTTACGTGGCATTGCGAGGATAATGTTTTGCATAACCTCTGTTGTCCATGCGTTGTCAGCAACAGTTACCATTGACTCGTGTGAGTCTCCGCCCTGTACTTTTTCAACAAAGCCTTCCATGATTGAAAGGAATGATCCTGTTGCACCGTCACCGTTGATCGCAAGATCTTCAATGTCGTTTGCAAAAGCATTTGTCATCAAACGTACGAGATGGTCTTCAAGAGCGCCGCCTTCTACGTTATCTTCTAGTGCTTCTGTTGATACTTCCCAGTCAAGACGAATCTTCTTTGTAGTCAATTCAACCTTTGAGAAAGTTGCGCCTGCATTTGTAAATGTAGGGTCTGCTTGTGCTGCTGCACGAATTACACGCTCACCAACGTTAACTTTTTCAAGTTCCATTGTATTTGCTCGCATTGTAACTCTACGTCCATCTTTAGCGAGAACTGTAGCATCCCACACATAATCAATGAAGCGACGTGCTTGTTCAGGCAATAGGATTCCACCTGGTGTGCCGACAGGGTTAACTGCGTTTGCACCTGATGTTCCGTAATTTGCTCCAGCAATATTTCCTAGAATGCCTTCACGACCACTTACGATGGTTGCGGGAGCACCGTCTGAACCTGATGCTACTGCACCTGATCCATCATGACCATGACTAGTTGTAGTTCCTGGATAGTTTTTTACGATATCTTCTGACATATTGTTCACCTCCTAGTGATTTTTTATGTTAGTTATATAGGTCGGAGAATTTGAGGAAACGTCCGCCCCATAGGGATTTTTGAATTGGACTTTCATCCATTTCCTGCACGATCTCGCCAAGATCGCCAGACTTGCGGAAAGCGGTGTCCTTTTCTACGGAATCAACTCTCTTTCCAATTTCGTTAAAAGTACCCTTGATCTGATTTACATCAGTTGTTGTGGCATCAAGAGACTTCTTTATATTAGCAACTTCATCACTAAGTGACTTAAGTGTTGCTGTTAGATCGCCAAAGGCATTAGTAACAGATTCCTTGATGTCTGTAATTGCATCAGCAATTACTTGATCAGCCTTTGCAGCATCTTCTGCTGCTGGTGCTTCTGGATTCTGAATTGCATCTTCTACTGAAGATGTAGCACTATCATCAGCAATTGAGTCAGACTTTTCTGCTTCAGCAACTGGTGCTTCTGCTTCTGTGACTGCTTCTACTGCTTCTATTGGTTGTGCCTCTGGAGTGACCTCTACTGATACTGCTTCTGCTTCTGCAACTGGTGCATCCACTGTTAGTGTATCTTCTGACATAGGGTTTACCTCCTTTGTAATCTTAGATGTATTAATGCCTTTAGCACTATCAACTAAGAACTTTATCATGTTTGCTTTATCTGAGTCATTTTTTTCTACAAAACCAATGTTTTTCATTTCGTTACCGTTTACTGGGCTAACGTATGTCTCTTCATCAGAAGTTAGAACAATGCCTGTTTCTTCATCATAAAAAACATTTTCTACAACTACATCGGCAAACTCACCTTTAATAACATCTACACCGTCAACTTTTTCAACTGACATAATACTTGCAAATTGATTTGCTGGTGAATCTACTAAAGATAGTTCTACTAGATCATAGTCTTTAATAATTCTAATTGCTTTATCAAGTTCTTCATTATATGCATCATCCCACTTATTCATTCGTCCCCCGATTGAAAAACCAGTGTATGTTCCATCAAGAACTTTTTCCCATGCGTCCTGTGCACCTTTGGAAATGTATGTAGAAACATAAACTCCCTTATAAAATTTCTTTGTTTCTGGATCAAAATATTTTTCTTCTTTAAAGTTAAGCATTTTTCCAACTGCTGAGGGCTGATGCATTTCACGTATGTTTCCACGGAATTTTGCAAAAGCACTCATAGATGCTTCTGTTGTAACAATGTCATATTGTTTATCAACATTGTCAAGAGATGCAAAACCAGAGACAATTCTTTTCTCAATGTCTACTTTTCCAAAGGGCATTGAAAGGCGAAGGCTGTCGCCGTCAGTGGTCCAAAAAGCTTTATTTATGTCCATATCGTATTCCATTATACCAAATATTTATAGAGTTTTCTCAATTATTGAGATGCTCTACCTTCACCCTTCGGATTGCGTCCAGATACAGTTGCAGAGCTATCAGATTGGTTATTTGTTCGTTCAGAATCTCTAGAACGATTCCCATTTGCTCTTGAATCTGCAGCCTGTCTTGGACTAAGTTCAAGTGGAGTATCACCGTGATCTGCTTGAGGAAGGTCTAAGATTTCACGTGCTTCATTAGGAAGCATAATTTGATTCTTTACATAACGCTCAAGAATTTGTGACTGTGCAATCTCATCTGTAAGTGTAAGTTCATTAAACTTAAACTGAAGAATGTCTGTTTTTTCTTTAATAATTTTGCTAATTACTTTTTCAAGATGCTGTTGTTCTGGACGAGAAACCTGCTCTTTAAATGTACGATCTTGAGCAAGAGCTGCAGCAATAGCACCTGAGTCTGAACCACCAAGTTTAGAAATTGGAACTTGATGAGCAATTAAAATATCGTCACGATTTTGCTTTCGGTACTCTTTAAATGAACCATCCTGAATACCATTTTCAATTGGCTTCATTTCAAACTCAACTTTAGAATGATCAGTATCTCCAGGAAGAGGAATGTAAAGTGTTCTATGTGATTGTGACTTCATTCCTGTTTGCAAGAATCTAAACATTTTATCTTCAGCGTCTGCAGATAACTTTGCACCCTTAAGAGTTATAACATATCTTGGTACCGCTTTATTTTCAAAATAATCAATATTATATTGTGATGCAAGCTGATCACCAATTAATGATGGAAGGGCTGCAATAATATCAGGTACACCGTAATAAGTATTTAAAGGTGAATAATCTTTAAAGTGAATAATTTCATTTGGACGATTATCTTCTGTTAGTGGGTTTTGATTATTTGCAGCAAAGTTACGGAAGTAAACAACTTTTGGTCCAATGATTTGAACAAAACCATCACGAAGGCGACGGACACGAACTGTTGTTGAAGGAATATGTCCAACATATCCAATCTCTCCAGTTATGGTTCTTCCAATTTCCATGTAACCATTTCCAGTTGCTTGAAGATCTGTATAAATTTTTTCCATTGTTCGTGTAAAACTATCATCATCGTTTAATGATTCAAGCCAATCACGTATTTCTAATTTAGCTCTTTCAATACGATTACGAGCACGAAGAGTTGCACCTGTATCTGAATTGTTTTCAAGACTCATCATTGTTCTATCTGTGACATCAAAACGATATCCAAGACCAACAACATTTTCTACCTTTGCGTCAATTGCGGCATGATTAGCAAAAGATGTATCATAAAAATTAGCAAGTTCATACATATTATAAGGCGGAGTAATTACATCAAATAAGCCATAGCCATTGCGGTAAACCAAACCAGGATTAATTGCTTTAGATCCAGAATCTTTGATGCCTTTTGGATCAGCATTTGCTGAACTCAAATATGAATCACTAAGCAAATTAATATTTGCATTTGTAGCAAGATAACCTTCTTGGGTTACTGCTTTATTTACTTGTCTTGTAACACGGCGTTTAAAGTTTTCTTCAATTCCCGTCAAAGATTTTAATTCGTCCCAAGATTTATTAAATGGATCACTATTTTTAAACTGACTTTCTGGTTTATCTGTTGTTCCAAGTCTTGCTTCTAGGTAATCACTGTTACTCATCAAATGCACCCTTTCCTGCTTTATTAAGAGTTTGCTGGGCTGCATGCCACGCACCTAAATCGTTCATTGAAGGGATTAGTCCAGACTTCATACGATCTATTTGTTCAGAGTGTTCCTCTTCTGAAATACGAGTAAGGCCTGGAACAAATACTGCTTCTCCATCGCCTTCATCTCCATAGTGCTTTGCTGCTGCTTTAAGTTCTGCAATTTTTGCTATATCATTACGCATTGACTCAATGTTGAGTACGTTGCCTTCTCCGTCAGTAAACCATTTTCCAGTTGACTTTTTATACACATATAGACCCCAGTTATATTTTTTTTCTATAACCTGTCTGCGTACATTTTTGACAATTGGTTGGCCAGTTTCGGGGTTGATTAAAGAATCCATAACCATCAGTATACCATATTCCTAAGAGATAAGTACTTAAATAACCAGTATTTTAGTACAACTTGATTTCACAAGCATCTGTAGAACAATATTTCTCAGACTCAGCATCAAGGTTATCTTTACCATCATAAATAGCAGACCAGTCAATTTTGCCAATTGTTCCTACATATGCATTATATTGTTCTCTTGTAATCTCCGTATATGGTTGCTGTGGATAGGTTTTATTCCCCATTGGAAGGAATGAAACAGCCTTTAGCTGGCCCTCATACATATTAAGGGCTGGAGCAATAAATTTTGTTTCTTCTTCTTTGTCAAATGAAAGTGTCACAGAGACACCATTATCTGACCAGTACTTCTGAGCAGTTGCTGCCAAACCAATTTTCTCAAACAAACTAACCTGCTTTTCTGCACGTTTGTGTCCAGATGCAACTGGGAAATATACTACCTGTGTATTTGCTGATACAAGGTCTGGTTCAACTTTATACCCCGCTGCTTTGAATAGGTGAAGCATTGGATCTTGGTCTCCAAAGCGAATAGCTCTAAGATAGAACTCTCCACCAGGACCCCAGTGAACTCCAGGGGTAGCACCAGAGAGAAGTGAAACAGATCCTGATGGCTTAACTGTAGTTACACGAACTGACTCACGAACACACAACCATTCTGAATATGAATGATCATATTTACGGATTGTATTATATCCTTCATCCATCCATTCACGAATAACAGGAAGACCATATTCATCAGCAAAAGAAGCAATGCCTGTAAGAGATGTGCCAATACGACGATTGCGTTGCATAATACCATTTGTCTGTTGCCAATGTGTAGGCATTAAAGTTACAGTTTTTCCATAAAGATAAGCAAACTTTAATGTCTTTAAAAAGTCTTCTTTAGATTCATGGCGATTAAGATGAACTTCAACCAATGTACATAGTTCATAACTTTCTAGTGGCTGTTCAGCACAAGGATTAAAACCCATGATTCTAGAATCTTTATAGTCTGGTGCATCTGCAAGACGACCATAACTACGTGCAACATCTAACCAAATAAAACCTGGTTCTCCATTATCTGCAATTAAATCTACATAGTCTTCATACTTTGTTCCAACTTCAGCAGCAATAGAGTTATTACTCATCCATGCCCACCCTGGTTTCTTTGGATCATATGAATTTCTTTCTGCAAATACCTCGGGATTTTTAAGATTAATAAAATCTTGATCTTCTGGTGTACCAAGTGCAAGGGTAGCAGAACGACGAACATTTCCAGAAACAACACATGTACCAATAAGATTTACAATATCTACAATAGCACGGCTATCAAAGGCATCCCCTGCTCTAGAACCGATTACATTACGAATACGTGTATGGAGATCAATAAGTGGTGCTGGACCGCTTGCTACCCCGCCAAAGCCCTTAATAGGGGCACCTAGAGGACGAATGAGGTCATAGGTAAACTCTTGAATAGACTGGTTTGCACGAAGGAATGAATTAATAAGTAATCTAACAGACTCAACCCATCCTTCACGAGTATCTGGGATTTCATAAATAGATGCTGGCTCTGTTGGAGCATAGATAGACATTTGCTTGTCTTGACCAAGGGTATCAAACCCTACACCAATACCTAACATTAATGCATCCATTACCCAAGCAAAAAGAGCACCTGGATCATTACGATCAATGTCACGAGTAGAGACCATTGCACAATTTTGAAGGGATGCTGAGTTACGCTTCTCCATAGTCATAGGAGTTCCAAATGCCCAGAGACCACGGCCTGGAGGAGTCCACTTTAATTCAAACATTCTTTGAAAGGCTTCTTGGGCAGACTTCTGTGCCTTGTTATCATTCCAAGGTAGGCGATTATCTTTAGCATGGTTTTTTTGAACTGAATACATACCCTCAATTACACGACGACATACTTCATGCCAGCGTTCTTTTGTCCCGTCTTCTTTAACACGAGAATATGTACGAATAAATGTTACCTCTCCCAGAGAGTTAGATCCTGCATCTGAGAATCCAAATGGCGCTGGGATGGTTTGATATTTATTTACAAATTCTTCTGATAGACGAAAAGAGAATACGCTTTCTGACATTTATATACCTTTCAAAGTAAAATTAGACGAGTACTTCATGTTTTCTGAAGTAGTACCTAAGTATAACACAGTTTAAAAAGAAAAACACGCTCACTAAGAGCGTGTAAATCTTTACTTTAGAGTTAGTACTTTTTGTAAATTAAAGTGCTACTAACTATTTATACATAACGAATTGCGCGAACTGGGAAAGCACCAGTTCCTTTATCAGAGTAGTCCTGAGTGCCATCTACCATACTTTGTATATGAGCATCTGACGTAAATTGCTCACTAGATGCCCAATAATAGGTTTGAGCAGCGGTTCCGCTTGTTGGAAAACCACCGACAACTGTTTTTTGTAAGTAAAGTTGAGCAAGTTCTAATCTTGAAGGTAAGAACCAATCCGTTTTACCGCCACCAGTATAGGAGCGGCATCTAGTTGCGGCTTTATTGGCGGTACTGTTCTGCGCCACTATCGCAATTGAGTTGGTCAATCCTGCACCGATAGCGGTGGAAGTGCCTACAAGAGTATTTCCATTTCCAGACCAATTGAGTTGTTGTGTAAGATTAAATGCTGGGGAAGTAGAAGAATTTGCTGCTTCCATATATCTTCCCCAGGATAAAGTGCTTCCAGCATCATAGAATATTTTACCTCCGCCAGGACCAGTATCGCCTATAGAATAAACAATAGGGGCAGATAAAGATCCTGCACCTGAAAAAGATCCGACTCCGCTGAACGTATTTGGCATATTATTCTACTAGTTCTTGCCAATTAAGATCTTCTTCTACCCACATATACATTTTACCATCTGTTGGATATGAAGTAGGTGGTTCATATGATGCAGTTTCTAAATTTAATGTCCAAGATGGGAATTGCTGAACTCCATAGCACTCTAAGGTTTGTCTTGCAATTAATTCTGATTCCGCCCAAATCCATCCTTCAACGGGATAAGAGTAGGTATCCTTTTGATCTATCCATAATTCAAAGTTATCATTGATAACTCTATCGGCTGACCAAATTAGAAAGCCGTTGTCATTTTTATAAAATCCTTGCATTATATTTCTCCCTTATTCTACGTAACGAATTGGTCTAATATACCAGGTTCCACTTTTTGCAGTAGAAGCTTCGCCGCTGCTATAGCGACCATAAGCATTTGTTGCACTGCTCTCAGTTGAGGACCAATAGTATGCATTACCAGCCACTGGTGAATACGAAGCCCTATTAGCAATAAATGGAGTTAATTCATCTCTTGATGGTAAGAACCAATCAGTAAATCCATTAACCTCATATGCGTCACAATATGTTCCTGCTTTACTTGCTGTATTGTTTTGTGCAACTATGGCTAAAGTATTTGTATATCCTGTGCCAATTGCTGAAGATGTTCCAACTAAAGTATTAGTGTTACCTGACCATGTTCCTGTTGTATCACTAAAATTTGAAGCACCAGCAGGAGCTGGAGCACATTCTAAATACTGACCCCAAGATAGTGTGCTTCCAGCGTCATAAAAAATCTTTCCTCCTGCAGGACCAGTTTGACCAATAGTATAAACTGCTTTATTTTTTAAACTACCGACACCTGAGAAAGATCCTTGACCACTATAAGTACTTGGCATGTTGCATTACCAGGCACTCATTATATTCATAAGAGAAATATCTTGTTCATATCCACTTGCATCAAGTGATGCATGTATTGGTGATGTAATTTTTGTTGCAGATGCTACTCCAAGTGTAGGAGCAGTCATTGTTGGGCTAGTTAAAGTTTTATTTGTAAGAGTCTGTGTATTTCCAGCAGTTGTAATTATATTATCTGCAGACAAAGTTCCAACATATGCGTTACTGCCTCCAGCTGGAACAATTCTAACGTTTGTGTCTCCACTTACTAAGAAATCACCAGTTCCGCTAATTGTGGATGTTCCTGAAAGTGTTGCACCTGATAATGTTAGTCCCGCAATTGTTGTGACGGTAGCTCCTGAAGCAATTGATGTTGATCCAAGTGTTGGTGCTGAATATCCTGATACTGTACCCCAAGAAGTTGAAGTTCCATCTGTAGTAAGGTACTTACCTGAGTTGCTAGTTTGTGAAGCAACTAAATCAGTTCCGTTATATTTTAATGTCTTACCTGAAGCAAGATTAATATGCTCTGATGAAGTCCAAGCATCTGTAGCGTCTACCCAGTTAAAAGTTTTATCAGTTGCCCCCTTGAGTGTGAGGCCACCACCGTCGGCAGTTGTATCAGTTGGGGTATCAACATCACCAAGGATAATATTCTTATCATCCACTGCAAGAGTAGTAGAGTTAATTGTTGTGGTTGTGCCATTAATTGTTAGGTCCCCTGAAAGTGTAAGGGATGTACCAGTTGCAGCACCAATGTTTGGTGTTACAAGTGTTGGGGTATCAGCAAAAACAAGTGTTCCACTACCATTGTGATCAGAGATTACTGATTGAAGTTCTGATGAAGAAGTTGCTGCAAAAGCATCCAACTTATTGTTTGTAAGAGCAACAGTACCTGTAGCATCTGGGAAAGTTACTGTACGGTCACCAGTTGGATCTGCAACTGTAAGTGTTGTCTCAAATTCATTTGCTGTTGTACCTTCAAGAACGATTGAACCATCTGAAAGCGTAAGTCCTGAAACTACTGGACTTGTCAAAGTTTTGTTTGTTAAAGTTTCTGTTTTGCTTTCAGTTGATTTGGCATCTAATTGAGTTTGTATTGCTGAAGTAACACCATTAAGGTATCCGATTTCTGTATCTGTAACATCTGTAACACGAGCCTGAATTGTTGTAGTATCTACATCAAATTTACTTGTTCCAGCATTCCAGCTAATTCCATTACCTGCAAGTGTAGACTGATCTACTTCTGCTCCACCAATTTCTGAATCTACATATTCTTGTGTTGCTACTGTTCCTGTTTCATCAGGAAATGTTATAGTACGATCTGCTGTGGGTTCTCCTGCTGAAAGGGTAAGTTCGTGAGCATCTGCTGTTGAACCTTCCATTACGATTGTTGAAGTAAATATACCAATGTCTGTAATGTCTGAAAGGTTTCCTGTTGTAATAACAGTTCCTGTAACATTTGGAATAGTAATTGTACGATCTGCTGTAGGATCTGTTATTTGAAGTGTTGTTTCAAATCCATCTGCCGTTGCACCCTCAAATGTAATACTTGAGCCAAAGGCAGGGTTTACTGTTGAATTAGCATCAATAAAGTAATCAAGGGTTAGCCAGTGATTTGTGCCATCACCAATTTTAAACTTGTTTGTATCGGTCTCATATCCAATTTCGCCAGGTTCAAGAATGGGGCCATTTCCTGAATTTGTTGAAATCCATTGAGCCGCAGTACCTCTGCGCTGTTGCATTCTTGTTGCCATTTATAGCCTCCTGTGGTGTATGTTAATATTATATCAGATAATTAGTTGAAATTATCTAATGGACTTCCGCCATCATAGCTGTTTGTCCAGTACTCTGAATCATAGAATCCTGCAATTTCAGCTGATGTAAAAATTGAATCATAGAAGCCTGCATCTTGGAATACTGAAACAATAAGTCCAGTTCCGTCAATTGCAGTATCGTGAATGTGTTGTCTAAGATCGGCGGTATCGGAGAAAGTAGCAATCATAATCCATTCAGCAGCATCTGTTGAATAAATAGATAAATGTTGTGTTACAGTGTCAAACCATAATTGACCATCTACTGGACTTACTGGCTCTGTTGACTCTGTTGGTACGATTGGAGCTTTAGTGTCTACATATAGCTTTGTAGCGGCATGTGTATTTTCAGTAGGTGTATCTACTGTTACAGTACCGCCAAAAGATCCACCAAGGGCAACGATTAACCCATTTTTTACTTTAAAATCTTTATCAGTCGTTGCCACTTGGTTTCTCCTTTATTAGTAGTTTGAACTATTAAGTAGTGTTGCTACTGTAACAACTTCACATGCTACTGCTGCTGTTGCAATTAGTTGATAAGTATTATCAACATAGTCTGCAGAGAATGAAGCAAGATTGTTTGCATGTGTGCAAATTGTTCCATATTCAGTAATTGCAATATTATTGTTTCCATCTGTTGTAAGAAGAATTTCTGTAATTTGTGAATGTTTAGTTCCAGAAACAGGTCCAGCTACAGTAACAATATATTTTGCTGAATCATAGTTACTAAAGGAATGAACATTTGCAGTTGAAGCAGTTCCAAATACTGTAAAGTTTGCTTCTTCTTGACGGACACCATTAAGTAAAATAGAGACTGTTGTAACACTTGCTGGGTAAATAACTTCATCTTGAATTGCACTAGTTGCACGAACATTTGAGAAGTAAAGATTTGTGCTTCCTTCTGTTAAGTCATCTGTGTCAAGACCTGCTACAACCGCATCGGTTGCACGAGCATTTGAGAAGTAAAGGTTAGTGCTTCCTTCAGATAGATCATCTGTATCAAGACCTGCTACAACTGCGTCAGTTGCACGAACATTTGAGAAGTAAAGATTTGTACCTTCGGCAATATCATCTGTATCAAGACCTGCAAGTGCTGTTGCAATTGAGTTTGCTGCCTCATAGTTATTAGCAAGTCCATCTGCATAATTTTGTGCATTTGTTTGTGCAGTTGCAGCAGAACCATTAGCATCATACCAACCGTCTACTGTAGTGCGATCAACAGAAATATCATCAGAGCCATCAAATGCAAGACCTGAACCAAGTGTTGCTGCAATGGTGTCTGCAGTAATATCAATACCTTGACCTACAGTTAATGTATTTTGCTTCTGTGAAAGGCTATTTGCCATATCAGTTGCATAGTTTGGATTTTCTGCAATTGCATTAGCTAATTCAGCAAGAGTATTAAGAAGTTCAGGTGCTGAATCAACAAGTGCTGCCACAGAGTTATCTGTGTATTCACTAGCATATGCTTGAGTTGCAAGTATATCTGATCCCCAGAAAATGTATTCACCTGCACCTGGTGTAATAACAACGTTACCATCACCATTAATTTCAAAGTCGCCTGCACCAGTGAAGGTAATTGCATCGCTAAATGATTTGTTTGAAAGTGTTTGTGTATCTGATGTTCCAACTACGTTACCAGTTACTCCGTGAATATTTGAAGTAAGGCCTTCGTGTGTTGAAAGGTCTGCTGCTACATCTCCTGCTGCACCAAGTACATCATATGATCCTGCGGTTGCATCCTGTGCACGAACATTTGAGAAGTAAAGATTTGTGCTTCCTTCAGTCAAATCATCTGTATCAAGACCTGCTACAACTGCGTCAGTTGCACGAGCATTTGAGAAATAGAGATTTGTAGTTCCTTCAGCTAGATCATCTGTATCGTGGTTTGAAATATCTGATACTTGACCAGTTACATCACCAATTAAGTCTGCTGTAATTACGTTAGCAGCAAAACTTGCATTTGTATCACGAAGAACTACTGCATTTGCGTTTGCTTCTGGTGTTGCTGATCCACCAATAAGACTAATGATGTAATCTTGGTCTGCCTGTACTTTAGTAAGAATGTCGTAGCCATTAACGGTAGCTGTTGAACCTTCAACTACAAGTCCATTCTTAATTCTGAAGTTTTTATTTACTGTTGCCATTTTTTATCTCCTTAGTTATGCCTTCAAACCAATACGTGCATAACGTACGGTTATAGGTGTTATTCCTGGTGCTGGTGTAACAGTTATAGCAACTGTATTTCCAGCTCTGGAGACGCTAATGGTGCCAATATTCCCATCGTTGTCTATTATTCCATATTCACTAACTGATACGTCTGTACCGTCATTTAATATGTTTAATTCTGTAGCGTAATATTTATTATCGCCACCAGAAGTCTTTGATATTGAAATTAAGTACTTTACTAAGCGCCATTCAGTAGCATTATAATTATTTATAACGGTTGCACTTTCAATTCCATCAATTGTACTTTCATTATTGCCTGCTGTACCAAGATCTGTACTTTGTGCAGAAAGGGTATCAATTAAGTCTTCATAATTTGCCTGTGAAGGACGATCTCCCGTTTGGAATAAGGCCTTTACGCTTGAAAGTGATATTTTCGCCATAGTTGTATTATATCATACGTTTATATTAGTACTGATTGGCATACCCTAAAGATAACTTTTTAATCAGTCTTTTCTGTCTTAGGTATTGCCAAATGATTTCCATTGCCATCTATACATGATATTGTGTATCCAAAATCTTCTAAGTCTTTAAAAATGTCTGAAATCTTGGTCGCATCAAATATTTTTAATGTTTCAACAGGAGGTTTTTGTGAGTTGTGCTTAAACATAATAGATGGCTTAAACTTTTCAATAGTTTCTTTTGCACCTTTAATTACTAGGTGTTCTTTACCTTCTAGGTCAATTTTGATATAATCGCAGGACTCTAGGTTTAGACTATCTATGGCTATTTCTTGTTCCGATTCCCCAAAAGAATTACCATAAAGAGTGATATCCGATAAATTGTTTGCTAACACGTTTTTACTAAGCAATTCAAATAATTTTTCCTGGGGTTCAAAACAGTGAATTTTTACATTTGAGTTAATACTCTTATAAACAACGGTGTGCGAGCCAGCGTGGGCTCCAATATCTAAAATAGTTGAAGAATTTTTTATAATGTCTGATAGGTGGTTTTCAATTAGATCTTGTTCATATATTTTATTAATAGATAAAAACTTAGTAAAGTCTAGATCGTTTTTATGGTAAGAGATGTATCCACAATCTGTTGTTTTTTCTTGTACCTCTGAGTTTTTAGATTTCCAAAACTCTGTTATTTGATTATAAGATCTTGTGTGGCTTTGTAAAATGTGGTCTTGATTTATTGATGAGTTTAATTTTAGGTTAGTAACAAATAATGGCGTAGAGTATGTTTTTGCTGTATAATAAATAAGAAAGTCTGCGACAGATTTTTTATCTAAATAAAAATTAAACTTATCATCTGGATAGTGTTTCTTAATTAATTTTTCAGCATACTCTCTTTTGATTAAATATGCACCTGCAGACCAATCATTAATTTCTTTTAAATGAGTATTTGTGTTTATATTTATGTTATGTATTATACACATTTGTAATATATCGTATTTTTTATTTATATTTTTTAAAAACTCAGACCAATTAAAGTCCCAATATTGAACAGTTTCAAAACTTACATCATCTTCCATAATTATTGCATAGTCAGAATCAGAAGTTTCAAGCCAAGTTTTTATTGCTGTCAGGTGGGACATGGCTGCACCGAGTTCTGGCTTTGTTAATGTTAATGCATCAAACTTAATTACATCTGATTCCATGTTATGGGTGTTACCATCAATTGCATCAATAAATGTAAAATCTTTTATGCCGTGACTTTTAAATTGTTTTAGCATAAAATCTTTACGATCTTTACGATCTTTAAGGTTGATTACGTATATTGGTCCAAAGGACTCTAATTTATTATTCAAACCAATATGTCCCAGCGTGGGTTACTTTTACATAAGGGGCTAAATAGATTGTGCCGCCAAAATTCTTCCATAACTGACAAAACTGATAATCTTCAGATAATAGTCTTTCAGACTCTGGGTTAATTCCAGTGTTCCAAAAATCGTAAACTGGATCTCCTTTTTGAATGGATCCCATTCCAGATTGATCAACTCTATATTGACCAACATGTGGTTTTAAAAAATCAAAAACTTTTCTTTTAATTGCAACAAGTCCAGTTCCAACATAAACAACCTCTACTTTGTTATTTGGATTTTTTGCAAGAATTTGTTTTTGTTCTTTACTTATGTTTACATTATATATTGAGGAATGTTTTGCTAAGTTTGTTTTTCCATCTACCGCTGCTTGTGCAACTTTTTCCCAATTAATACCTTTCATGGGAACTGCAGCACCAATAATGTCAACTTCTTCTTCCACCATTTTACACACGCCTTTTGGATCAAAACCTTCGTCGGCATCAATAAAAATAAGATATTCAGAGTTAGTTCTTAAAAATATTTCAGTCAAAGTATTTCTTGCTCGTGTAATTAATGATTCATTATATAGGTCATGGTATAAAACCTCATGTCCGCGGGACCTAAGCAAATTTATTAACTCCATCATACTTTTCATAAAAATACCATGGCAGACACCACCATACATAGGAGTTGCTATACTAATTCTAGCCAATTAGATTACCCCCTTTATGTTATCTAGATTTTTAAAAGACTCAACTTTATTATACCACTTCAAAGAATTTGTTTTTATTAACATTGGCATATATTTGTCCCACAATTCTTTTCTTTCAACATATGGGCTAGTTTTAAATCTAGAGTAGTCTGATCCAGTAGTCTTTGTGTGTTTCATAATAAGTTTATCTATTACAGCTATTTTATTTTTTGGTGCCCCTAACAAAGCGTTCCATACGTGTTCCATCCCCCACATAGACTCTGTTGCTCCAAAAGTATGAGACAAATATAACATAACTTCTTTTTTAAATGATGGCGCCATGACTTCAACAAAATTAGTAAACCTTATATCTGAATCTGGTTTATTTGCAGTAATTGGAAGATTTACATTATTTACAACTGATGGCTGTGCTATCCATAAATCATATTTTTCCATTATTAAAAACATCTCTTCTATATCTTTTATATCAATGTCTAAATCATCGTCGGGTAGCCAAATGTATCCATACTGCTGTATTTTTTCAAAATTGTCTGTTATTATTTCTTTTAGAAATTCATATTTTGATTTTGTTTTAATGTTAAGAAAATAAGTTGATTGTGATTTATATTTTTTTAAATTTGTTTCATTGTTTCCATAATATATTAAAAATAAATCAACACTGTCAGACCCAACCCATTTTTCATGTAATGAATTATCTCCAACTGCAGATATAATTAAGTTTTTATTCATTCTTAGTATCAAAACTTTCCGTAAAATTTAATGCACTTTCTATTACTTGGTGCATATCGTAATATTTGTATTCGGCAAGTCTTCCACCAAAATAAACATTTGTCTCAAGTTTTGAAAGTTCTAAGTATTTATTGTAAAGATCTTGATTTTGTTTATCATTAATTGGATAATAAGGTTCATCTCCTTTATTCCATTCAACGGGGTATTCTTTTGTTATAATTGTTTTATTAGAATTATTTTTATAAAAATGTTTATGTTCTATAATTCTTGTGTATGGCACACTTTCTTCTGTATAGTTAACAACAGAATGACCTTGATAGTTATCTATGTCTAAAGTCTCATGCTCAAATTCTAATGGACGATATTCCAAGTCGCCAAACTTGTAATCATAAAATTTATCTATCTGCCCTGTAAATATAATATTTTGTGCAAGGCTTTTTAAAGATTCTTTATTCTCAAAAAAATCTGTATTAAGTTTTATGTCTATTCCATCAAGCATCTTTTCAAATATTTTTGTAAAACCCTCAGTTGGCATTCCTTGATAATCATCAAAAAAGTAATTATTGTCATATGTGTATCTTACTGGAAGTCGTTTAATAATACTAGAAGGTAAATCTTTAGGGTCTTTTAACCATTGTTTTTTTGTATATCCCTTGATTAATTTTTCATAAATTTCTTCTCCTATATTTGCAATTGCTTGCTCTTCAAGGTTTTGAGGCTCTCCAATAAATTTTTGAGAATCAATAATATCTTTTGCTTCTTTTGGAGTATTAACGCCCCAGAGTTTGTTAAAAGTCCACATATTAAAAGGTAAAGAATATAGTTCATCCTGATATTTAGCAATTACATGATGCCTATAGTTATTAAATGTTGTGAATCTATTAATGTATTCCCAGACTTTTTTATTAGAGGTATGAAAAATATGAGCTCCATATTTACTTACATGTATTCCTTCAATTTCTTCTGTATAACAATTGCCACCAATATGATCTCTTTTTTCTACAACTAAGCATTTATATCCTTTATCTGTAAGTTCTCTAGCACATACAGAACCATAAAAGCCTGCTCCAATAATTAAAAAATCATATTTCATATTAACTCTTTCTTGTTACTTTAAACGCAACTTGCTCATTATGGATCTGATTATTATTGCTAGAGTATGCTATAGGCTCATATTCCCAGGAGTACGTATCTAAAAATTCTGAAAAAGCTTTAAACTCATGATCCTGCCATGTTTCATAATTAAAAAATTCATCAAACAAAAAAACACAAGTCTCTCCTAGGTAAGGCTCTATAGAGTCTAAAACATATTTTGTAGATGAATACAGGTCTGCATCAAAATGAACAAAAGATATATTTAACTCCTCATTTAAAAAATCTAACAGTGTTTCTTGAAATAATCCAACTATGATTGTTGCCTTATCTATTTTTGGAATTTTATTTGTAGCAAAAAGTCCTTTTTCAAAATTTGGTCGCCAGTCTTCTGGAAGCCCAAGAAAACTATCAAACCCATACGATTTATCTGGAAAATGTTTTGAAATTATACCCAATGTTCTTCCTGAAAAAACCCCAAACTCTAAAGCAATACCATCTTTTTTTGCTTTATCTAAAGCACATTTTAAAGTATTATCTTTATGGTTTGTTTTTTCTGCTTTAAAATAAACACTATCTATAATTTCATTGTTCATTTTTTCCCCTAAATAATATAATTTGAAAAACCAATAATCTGAATGCCAATTCCTGGGGGATTTGAAGCAGAATATCCTTCAATTCCTATAGTAGTAAATCTAACTCTAAATGGAAGTATTGAATTAATTACCGTCAAAGGAGCAGAATAACTTATTTGTGTTATTGGATGATTTATGGCTTTAGGAACAGTAGTTCTATTTCTGTAATCATCAATAATTACAGCAGTTGCCATTAGTCAGTTACATCCTCAATAATTATCATTTTACCCTGGCAAACTGTCCAGACTCTATCCATGTCGCTTAGTTCAACATCAAATACGTCTCCAGTTTGTAGTTGTTCTGTTTGTACAGAAGTTAAAGAAACTGTAAACTCACCAACTTCATCATTCTCTGTTGCTACGGGAACAATTGTAAAAATAGTTCCAGCAGAATCTTGTGTAAAATCTCCTGCTGTATCTGGGCGGCGGAATTCACAAAGAATATCCCAATCGGCAATTACAAGAGGATCTTTATTATCATCTGTTGTATAAACTCTAAATGCAGCAGTATCGCCTCTAACTACCGTCCAACTAACAATTGGTGGTCTTAAACCAACATCATACGCATCTTTTATTTCTTGCCCTCTATAATTAGCCATAGTTCTTTTATTATATCATATATGTAGTCATTTATTTTGTTATCAAAAAGTTATAAATATAACGGACAAAACGGACATTAATGTTGTACTGGATAGTAGATTGTGTTATACTAGATTATGAGACCAATTAGGTCTCATTCGTTTCTTAGGAGGTAAAAACTATGAGAGAAACAAAAGTGTGGTTTGGGGTATTGTTATTGGTGTTTACATCTGCTATTTTTTCAAATAATGCAAATGCTACTACCAAGAATAATTTACTAAATGAAGTAGCCTTGAAGCAATCTACCGCCCCTAAAGCGGTTTTTTTAGTTTCTAGGGTAAAAATGTTAAAGAAGTATGAAAATGCAGCAACTCTTTCAGACAAAGATTTGGTGCTAGTTTTAAAGGCAGTAGGGTTTAAAGGACTGGACTTGCAAGAGGCCTGGGCTATAGCAAAAAAGGAATCTAATGGACAACCTATTAGATTTAATGGCAATACAAAAACAGGAGATAGTTCTTATGGGCTATTTCAAATTAATATGATTAGTGATCTAGGTCCAGAGCGTCGTGATAAGTTTAACCTTAAAACAAATTCTGATTTATTGAATCCCGTCATAAACGCAAAAATTGCATACCATATGAGCGATGGTGGTAAGAACTGGTCTGCTTGGAAAGGCATAACAGCCAAAACCAAGATGTGGATGAAGAAGTTCCCACACAACATTTAAACAAAATAAAACCCCCCTTGGCTATATGCCTTGGGGGGTATTTTTTTATCTATGAAGATTATGCGATTTCAACACCTGAGATGTGAAATGATACTGTTACTGCTGATGCAAAACCAGCAATAATCTTAGTTGTAGCAAGTACCTGCTTTAGGTCAAAAAATGCTGTTGTATTTGCTGCAATTGCAACTGTCTTTAGCATATCAACACCGTCAAGTGTAATAGTAAATGTTGCTGCTGTTGCTGCTGAGTTTGCAACTACAATGTTTGTAACAACTGTAGTAGTTGATGATGGTACTGTGTATAGTGTTGCTGATGATGTTGCTGCTGCTGTACGAGCAAGAGCCTTAGTTGTTGTAGCCATTTATTTCTACTTTCTTTTAATAGTCGCGTCCCCGCTTTTATCGTGGATCACCTATAGTGCAATTATACAGTATTTTATTCTTCTGTTGGTGTTATATCTGGTGCTATGAAATTAGTGCCGTCATAGGACCAGCCAATGCCTGCGGGGTTTTCATCTGTATATTCAATAACGTTATAAATATTTATCTCATTAAAAATTTCAACTGAACTTGCAACTATAATGTTTGTTACTTTATTGTCTGAATCAATCATTGCATATTTTTTCATTTTTAACTCCTAGTAATAAAGGTAGAGAATACCTGCGCCACCAGAACCAGCCGTCACTCCACTATATCCACCGCCGCCGCCACCGCCACCTAATCCACCTGTTCTTCCACTTGCAATTGCTGCATAACCACCGCCGCCAGCGCCATTGACTCCAGTTGCTCCAGCAAATTTGCCTGTGCCACCAACGGTTCCAGCATATCCAGCACCACCACCAATCCATTGTCCATTTCCACCATTGCCATGAGAACCACCGCCACCACCAACAAGACCAGTTCCTCCAAGACCATTGCTCACGTTGTAAGCATTTCCATTTGAAGCTGTAAGGTATCCATATCCAGCTCCTCCGCCTCCAGTCCAAGCACCGTTGTTAGGTGCGCCTGATCCAGAGGAAGAACCTTCTGGAATAGAAGTAATATAAAACCCTAAAGAAGCACCTCCTGCTCCACCGCCCTGTCCTCCAGACCAGTTAGTTCCTTGACCTCCGCCTCCGCCTGCGGCAGTTCCAGTTGAACTTGGAGCACTGCCTGCTGCACCGCTAGCAGTACCAGAATTTATCCCGCCTCGTCCCCCAGCGCCACCGCCTCTAGCAACAAGACTACTAAAAATGCTATTTCCTCCGTTAGAAGTTGCAGTTCCACCTGCGCCGATGACTACATAGGCAGAAGGAAATACAAGACCTTGAACTAAAGAAGCACCTCCACCGCCACCTCCTGATGTAACGCCAGCACCTGAATCATAACCTTGGCCACCTCCACCGCCACCGCCGACAAGAATAGCGTAAACTTGTGTAATATTTGAAGGAATAGTAACTACTCCAGTAGACGTAATTGTTTGTTGAAGAGTTAATTGAGTTGGATTAAATCCAGAGGATGCTTCAGGGAATACTGATTGACCCATTATTTATTCTCCTCTATTGTAGGTGGTATAAAATTAGTACCGTCATAGGTGTAACCAATGTATGCTGGATTTTCGTCTGTATATTCAACACAGGTTTGCCTTGTTGCTTCTTGTGCTATTTCTAAATTATTGCAAACAATAACATTAATTACTGTATCTCCATTAAGAACTGCAAAGTATGCCATTTATATTTTCCTTTCTTACCAGTAAACAAGCACACAGCCGTTACCGCCTGAGCCACCTGTTTCAGAATCAGCACGGACTACACCTGCACCACCAGCACCGATTGTTACTGATGTAAAAGTTGCTGGAACCCAACCCATAATAATGGCACCTGCGCCACCACCGTGACCGCCACCGCCGTTGTTTGGCACTAAAGCAGTACTCCAAGTTCCCGCACCACCACCGCCACCACCAGAACCGCCGTTAATTCCAGTAGATAGTGCAAGTATTCCTGAACCGCCTCTGCCAGTACTTGTGTAAGTTGTACCATTGAAAAATGCAGCACCGCCAGTGCCTGCTCCAAGGTTTCCAGCGCTGTTATTTCCACCGCTTGTACCTGCGCCTCCACCTGGACCATATTGACCAGCGCCACCATTTTTGCCTGCAGTGGTAGCATTACCTCCACCGCCACCGCCTCCAGATGTGCCAAATGAAGAACCAGCAACATTTGCGCCGCCTCCACCCGCGCCAAATGCATATAAATATTGAGAAGCAGTTGTGCTACTGCCATTATTACCAGAACCTAAAAGACCGCCTCCACCTTGAGCAAATAAACCAGCAGCGTAAGTCATTCCCCCAAAACTAGTTGGTGTTGTTGAGTTGTAAGTTCCACCACCTTGTCCTCCGCCTACAAGAACAACAAATACATTACTTACAGGAAATGTAATTCCTGTTGTAGTAGATGTATAAGTACGTTGCAAAGTTACGCCAGAAGGCACTTGCGTAGGCAATTGTGCGCCACTGCTTGCACTTGTTGCACTTGTTGCTTCAGGAAATACTGATTGACCCATGATTATTTCTCCTCTATTGTAGGTGGTATAAAATTAGTGCCGTCATAAGTGTAGCCAATACCAGCGGGGTTTTCATCTGTATATTCAACACAGGTTAGTCCAGTTACTTCTTGAGCAATTGTTTGTGTTTCAGCAAGAATGGTATTGATTACTATTCCATTTTCAATTACTGCATAATTCATTTTATCTCCTTAGAATCGTAATACATAAACAACACCAGCGGTACCATTTCCGCCTGCGTTGCTACCAGATTGACTAGCATTTGCACCTTGTCCGCCTCTACCTGCTCCACCTGCAAAACCAGAAGTTACAGAAGCACCAGCACTTGCTCCACGTGTGCCACCACCGCCTCCACCAGTAGTTGCATTTATTACCCAAGGAGCAGTCAATGTATTAGCAATACCAGGTCCTCCACTTGCAGATCCAGATGCACCGCCTCCACCTTGTCCTCCTGTAGTGTTAATTGTTCCTCCAGTAGCAGTTCCACCCGTGTAAGTAGCACCGCCACCCGCACTTAAAGAACCAAATGTAGTAGTTCCTCCTGAAGTTCCGTTGCTGCCGCCATTGTTTCCAAAGTTAGGTGCTCCTGCTCCACCTGTTCCAAAAGATCCAATAGTTACAGAAATTGATCCCGTTAGTTGTACAAGTCCGTAACAAATAGAACCACCACCTCCACCATTACCTCCACTTGCAAAAGTAGTATTGTTCCACCCGCCTCCGCCGCCACCGCCTCCGCCGCCAACACACACAACATAACCAATTCCAGTTCCTGTATAAGTACCTGATGATGTAATTATATCAAGAGTTCCAGTAACTGAAGATACGGGGTTTCCAGTAAGTGTTGCAGAAATTACAATAGACGAACCAGTATTAACATAATAGCCAATTCTTGTTGCTGCAGTTGCAAGATTGAAAGTAACTGTTCCAGATGCTGTTGTTGCACTTCCAATATAAGTTGTTCCATTCCAAAAATCAACAACCGCAATTGATCCAGACGCACAAGTAATTGTATAGGTACCTGCTGCAAAGGCATTCGTTCCATTGTACATAGTGTTTGCACTTGTTGCGGTAAAGGTTTGTGCAATTGTTGAAGCCGCTGCTGCACTAGCAGCTATTGGGAAGACTGTATTTGCCATTGTTATTTCTCCTATATTGTTGGATATTTGAATATGTCAAGGTCAGCTGCTTCCACTGGAAAATCTCTGCGACCCATTAGTTAGTCCTTTGTTAAAATAAAGCGGTAGCCTTATAAACACATTATAACATATATTAAGATACAGAGATATAGACAGATTTAATCATTGCTTCACATGGATTATCTGTTCTTATTTGTGGTATTGCTCCAAAAGATTGTATTTTTTGATCCTCAACAAAAACGGTCTGCTCAATAGAAAAATCATAGTCATACTGGTATTTTAAGTTTCCTACATAGGACAATGGAGATATAGAATCATTGTCTAAAAATGTTTTAAACCAAACCTCAGTATTTGTTGTATATGTGGTCAAGGATACGTTATAACGAATTGTTACTATTGCTCCAACATTTAAGGTTTTAAAGTTTAACTTCTGTGTAGATTTGTTCCATAAAGAAACATTGCCTTTAGGTAAATAAGCCTCTTGTGTATTACTTGATGTGCTATTTAGTAAAAGGTTAACCCAACCATCTTCACCTTCATTAATTCCAGTTCTTTCTTGTTTAGGATATTTATTTTCATAATATCCCCAACCAATCATCTGTTCAGAAGGAGATGCTAAACTTTTACCATTAATTCCATTTTTACCATCTTTGCCATCTATACCTGGATCGCCTTTATCGCCTTTTAATCCTTGTATACCCTGTAAACCTTGTGGGCCTATTTCTCCTTTAGGACCTCGCTCACCTGTGGGCCCAGGTACTGGAAGAAATAAAAATTGACCATCACTGTCTTGAGACTGTTCTACTTTAGTAGCGTATGTAGATTTTTTAATTGGCGAGTCCATACTTTTGGATACAGCCATAAGGTGTTACTTCTTTACTTTAAATATTGTCCCGTTTATCTTAATGATAGGTGGGAGTTTAATGTTTGTGTCATTAATTTTAATTATCATAAAACACTCACAGGTGTAATATCTCCAAGAACACAAATTGTTCCAATTACTGGAGTCCAAGTTATTGTTGTATTTCCGTCTGGAACTGTTGCTTGTAAATCAAAAGAAAGTTCTGATACTACTGATTTATATTTTGTTCCCCAATTTGCTGTAGTTTCTGCTGGAGCTGTAACTGTCACAACGCTATTAGCTACTGTTACTGGAAGGTCATCTAAAACGTCTGATGTTGGATCATAAGCTGTTGCAGAGTATGTCCAGCCATCTGTATCAAATTCTGTAACTTCGTCATTTTCAAGAAGGGATACTGTAAATGAGGCAGAATCACCACGAACCACAGTCCATTGTATATTTGCTGGGGTGGCCCCAAATTTTTCTATTGTAGGTGAGCACATATCATTGATTATACCATAATAAATAGGATTGACTCCTAGGGGCAGTGGGGTGGGTAGAGAGCAACCTAGGAGCCAACCATTATGATTATAACATTATATTATAAATTAACCAGGGTATATGAATTTTAATTGTTATCAAATTGTTATATTAGTAATAGTACCAAATGTCCACTTTATACCAATAGGCCAGAGTATTGATAGTGTATACTTAAAATATATAAAGAAAAGAATAACTAACTAGTAAGGTTTTTAAGATATCTTATATATTATATATAGTAGTTATTTAGAGCGAGAAACATATTCAAGCAATATCTCATACATATGATCTAGTTTATCACTAGTTGCTTTTCTCAATTGCTTTGCTTCTTCTTGTTCCGCTTTAATTGCCCTAATTTCATCACGCATGCTGGTTCCGCCGTTAGTTTTGGTTTCGGCACGAATATCGCAAACCGCTTCGTGTATAGGCTTGATCTGGACTTTAATATACCAACGAATTCCGCTAAGTAAAATTCCCCCGATTGAGAGTAATGTAAGGACAAATCCTGCCCATTCGGTTGCGGTCATAATAAGATAATTATATCATTATATAATATTAAAAAATACAAGTTCGCACGATATAAGTCTTCGCCAATTTTTAAATTCGCCGAAATAGAGGGTATTAAACCACCTATGTACAAACCCTGCATTACACATGCAAATATGTACAATATACGGTGTATGGACATATAAACCTTTCTACGCTACAATTGGATAATGGTAGATAGCATCAAAGATATTCTGAAAATATTTTTAATTGAGAAGTTACGGCTTCATCACATGTTATACCGACTGCCTGCGATATCTGAATTCCTGGAAGAATTAATTGCTGAGGTTTTGCAGGAAAACGGATACCCAAATGACTGGAAGCCAAATCGCTCACATACTGTATCTAAAGACCTCACGTTGCTCGGTTCAAAAGACCTAACGCTAAATGAGGGAAAGTCTTTTTCAATTAAGTCTGGTATTTATGATCCAAAAAAGAAAACCCTAAAATTTTCGGGGAGTAGATTAGGAAAACACGACACAATAGAATCTATGGTAGAAGCAATAGAAGATACTCATGCAGATTTCTACATATGCCTTGCAAAAGCCCCAGAAGACTGGTCTAATATACCAGGAAAGGCAGATCCTAAGTGTTATTACCTATTTGTATTTGAAGCCTCTAAATTAGACTATAATGGCCAATGGGGTGTGAAAGAATCTAAGAAAGGTGGTTTTAAATACGTGATAGATAAACCAGGCTTTCATGCTAAAATATCTGCGTCAATGTCATATCAACTCTGGACTACCGTGGATTGTTCTATTATAGGCGATCCAGAGAGAATTGTTGTTTAATGTCAGATGATGTTTCTTTTGGTGATTGGTTAAAACCTTCTACGCCTAGAGCTAGTGAGGAATTGTCTCAATACCGTTTGAAAATATGTCAAAGCTGTGAATTTTTTTCTAAGTCATCCCGCTGCAAAAAGTGTAAATGCTTTATGAAACTTAAAACCGAGCTAGCCGATGCTAGATGTCCTATCCATAAATGGTAAATAACTTTTTGTTATTTAACAGTTACAAACCTCATCGCCACAAACACAGCTAGATTCTATAGGGGTTTTACATGTACAGCTATCTCCACATGTATCAGATAGTAGTTTAAGTTCTAGGTTTTCTTGATCTGTACCCTGCATTTTATTAAATTCTGATATATCCATGGTTTTAGTATACCGCAAAATCTGAAGCAAACTCGCTTTGCTCGTTTTCTGAAAAATTATTTAAAATAGGGTTTTGGGGTTTGGGGAAATAGGTTTGACAGAAATCTGAATATTTTTATCAGATGTACGATACATGATTTATAATATAAATACTATAAATAATAGTGAGCACACATAGGATCTACCTATGCCTCACCTTGTAACCACCCGTCAATGCCTAATATATCGCATGTAACACGCACACGTAACGATTTATCTATGTGCTTGGGATATAGTGCAATGAAATCATGCACCTCATCTGTAGTGTTTAGATTGAGTAGGCTTGTTGTGCCTGACATGCTTGTTAGTAATACTTTCATTTAGTATCTACCTTTCTAATATGGTAAGTAAATCCCTTACCTAGTTTTTCTAATTCTTTCATAACGCTAAGGATTTCCTCTGCGTTGTTAGCAGTACTGTCTACAGATAGCAATTCGCTACCCTGCCATATTGAGTAAGTAATAATCATTTAGAGATACTCCAATCTGACCACCAAGACAATCTGTCTGGGTCTTCTATCCAAAATCTTTCAATATTGTTTTCACATGTCTCGCAGAATGTATATTCTACATCTGCTACCTCTGAGATAGAGGCTAGGTGAGGTGCATGCTCTTTGCATGCTGTGATTGTAGTTAGTGTAGTCATATTGACCACCTTTCGTTTATTCGTTACCCTTGTGGTAACTATTTCCTTGACCTAGGTTATTTGCCTACTTAGTAGGGCTCACTAGGATTTCTTATTTAGTTGTTATAGTAGAATACTACCATAGATACCCTGAAAAGTCAAGGCGACACGCCGTTGGCGTGGTGTGATTCTAGTCACATACCTTCTTGGATAGTAGGGATATTGCTAGGTCTAGGCTAGCCTTGCGCTGAGCCTCTACCATACTCTTGTATTCTTCAAGTGTCATTGTATGACCTTTCTTTATTGATAACCTTTATCAATTTTTCTTATACTGCAAGTATAGCATAGAGATTGCTAAAAGTCAAGTCCTGAGACGGCGTGTCGTGTGTGATATACACCACATGGCCCGGCAGTTATCCACATGATACACATCACACTAACAATTGAGCGTGAGTTATCCACATGATGTACCTCACATTGTAAAATGTCCATATTGACCTACTTACTGGGTAGTAGATGTCAGACCCCCCTGTTATACTTACAGTATAAGAAAAAGTAAATAAAGAAAAATCTTAGTTGAGCCTATTGAGCCTAGCAAATAATCCGAAAGGTGAGCCTAGCAAATAAATAGCAAATAATACTAAGCAAGGAAAAAGAATATCTCTTGAAAGGAGAATATAAATGTCAATAGAAATTTTTGAAATGAATGAAAATGGTGCTGGTTGGGTATCATTAGAAAATGCTACATCTTCAACCAAAATTGATTTAGAGTGGGCAATTGCAAACAATGCAGATGTTCAAATGCAATGTTTCAAATGTCATACACCAATCCCAAAAGGTAATGTATGCATAAATCACAAGAATGTAAAAGGAGGAATTTACTTTGACTAAAAAAAATGTAATAATTAGTTTTGTTACTGAAGCAGATACAGATCTGCAAGCAGTATTCAATCTAAATAAAATTTTGAATAAACTTTCTGATAATGAATTAGAAAAGTTCAATGCGTTTGAAGTTTTAGATGTAGAGTAATCTCTACACTAAGACCGCCCGGCGCGGCGTGATGCATATCACATAAAATATACGGCGTGTCGTCTTGACTTTTTGATATTTCTATGTTATACTTCTCGTATAAAGAAAATTGAATAGTGACAAAAAGAAGCAGGTCATGAGCCTAGCGAATAAGCCTCTACCAGAGGATGAGCCTAGCAAATAAGTGACCAATATCACAAAGAAAGTTTCTCAACACACCCCTAAAAGGGGTCAATATGTCAGTGGTCTATGTTAGACTTACAGTATAAACAAAAAGAAAGGAGTCACTAATGACTCACTATAAAGAAATCCGAAAGGATATAGCCCTAGAGTATGGGCTAGCGAGTGCAGGATATGCACCTCGTAAATATGCATTGACAGTTCGCCAATGTCAAATACTCAATAATAAATACGGCTATGAAAAAGCCTCAATGATAGTAAAACGCTATCGCTCAATGTTTCTAACTAAGAAAGTTGGTACTAACTAATGGTACAAGTAAAACTAACCTCATTCAATGGTAATGTGAAACGCTTAGAGTTTCTCACTTCATACCTTGCAAATAATTACATAAAGGCGCTACCTAATGCGCTACCTAAAACAGTAACGCTTCAAGTAGAATGCGACGCTCTAACACTTTCAGGTTTCGTGAGAGGAACAAAATAATGAAAACTAACTTTGAACTAATTGCAGAGATTCAATCTCTAGCAGAAAAGCACTATGGAAAAAACGATAGTGCATTCCTATGGGGTTGCTCATCTCCACTTCTAACAATTCATAACCTTGAACTAATTCTCTCAATTCTAAAAGATAAGGAAACTAACTAATGAATAAACAACAACAAATTGACGAGGCTATTGCTTCCGCTGAATCACTATTCAACACTCCTGAATCCATAGAGTTTGCAAAGCGCATGGAATTTGAGGACTATCTCAATGACTCATATGGACGCATTGAAATATGTGGACAGATATTCTTCCCTTCCGATGTTCTGCGAGAATGTGACCCTGTTGCGTTTCGTGTTTATCAAAGCGATTTTGAATCAATGAATGAGGAAAACAATGAATAATTTTTATCAAACATTTTTTGTAAGTGGTAATGCACTTTTTTGGTTCTCAATGATTTGTTTTATTTCTGGATTTTATTTACACACTAAAGAATGATCACGTGGGGCCCGGCGCTCTCGGGCGTGTCGCATGTGATAAGAAACACATAAATAATTTCCCCAATTACGGCGTGTTGATTTGATTTCCTGGGATTTATGTGGTAAGATTATCTTATACAATTGAATAAATAGTAAAAATGATGTGACTAACCTCACACTCGTTGAGCGTCTCAAAGGTTGAGATTTTATCGCTAGGATTTGATTTCTAGCCCTAAAAATGCTAAAATAGTAATATAAACAAAAAGAAAAGAAGGTGACAAAATGTCAGCCAATGTCTACAATGTCCAATCCCTACTAATAGGAAAACAATATATCTCTCGCACCTTGCGTGGAGAAATTGTATCAGCAGAGGTACACCCTAAAGCCGTATGGTATGAGGGTTGCGAAACTTATCTCGTAGAGGTTGCACCTAATAGCGGTTACAATAATTTCGGTAGCCGTACTTATCGCACCGTTGCAGTAAAGACAGGTCAATAATGAGTAAGTGTGTTAGGTGTTATAGGTACTACCTAAAAAATAATTTCGCCCTATGTAATAAGTGTTTAGATAAGGATAACTAATAATGGGAAATCTATTTGATGAAATTGGTGAAGTTGCTGGCATGTGGATTTGCGATGAGTGCGATACTATCGCCTATGTGTCAGTGGGCACTGATACAATAAATGTAACACAATGTCAATGCGTACAACTATTCAGAACACCTGAAAACAACTAACAGAAAAGGAACAGAAAATGGTAAAAGTAGAACACAATCTAAAATTCATAACAGAGGTTGATGAGAATCACCCTATTGGAATTCGCTTACTCTCACTACCTGATGAAATGCAAATCGTAATGCTTGAAGGTATGCTAAAAGAATTGCTTGCACCACGCATTCAGCCAATAATTGATGAAATCAATGAAAACGGCTCTTATGCAATTCTAAAGGTTGCCGACTAATGATGACACGCAAAGACTATGTAGCCGTTGCAGAGATTCTTTC